TTTCTGGGTAGAACTTTAAGTCTACATCTGGTTGAAACTCAGAAATAAATTTTCTAAATGCACGTGAATCTCTTGCTAAGAAATGATTATCTACGAAGTCTCTAATGCTCTTAGTATCTGTAGCACCATTAACTGAAAGTATCATATGTTTCAACCTAGTTGATAAGTCCGGAGATGAATCCTTCTGTATCTTTTTAAGACCTTTAATCTCTTGTTGAATTTTTTGTTCATCACCATGAGTAAGTAACTTAAATGTAATTGTGTTACCTGTAGATGGTAATTCAAAAGTAAACTCATTCTTTCTATCTGCAAATAAACTTTCATCAAAAGCCTTATTCTCAATCAAAGATAAATCTACGTTTTCTTTTTGCCCTTGGTAAGTAAATTCATAGTCTTTACCGTAGCCTAGTATTCTTGCTGCAATTAAGATAGCATTCTTGTCTCCTACTAAAAGATCGTCGTAGCTAAACTTGGTTACAATCAAAGACTGTAATAACTTGTCAATTACAACTCCTCTTTCGATAAAGCTTTGGTTAGTGAGAATGTCTTCTTCTTTAGCAGTCATGTACTTCATTTCTACGGTACCTGATGCTAGTGGATGGTCTACAGGGTAAAGCAATCCTTTTGACGGAAGATCTACAATTTCTGTAGGGAATTTTTGTGTTTGATCCATAAATTTTATTTTAAATAACGTTATTTCATATAAATATATGAAAAATAACTTTTGAAAGCAACAAAAAACCCGGAATTATTTTTCCGGGCTCTTTTATTAATCTAACTAGCTTTATTATGCTGGTTTTATATTCTTTTCGTCTACGTAAAGTCCTCCTGAAATAAAGAACTGTCCTTGGTGTTCTGGGGTTGTTACAAAGTATTGAGTCTTACCGTCTTTCTTAAGTGGCTTGCCATTAGAAGCTCTTAAGCTAATCTTTCTAGGTGTAGTTTCGAATTCTGCACCATCATGACCTCCTTGTCTAATATATACTTTGTCACCATCTTTAAATTTAGCGCCACCGCCAAATAAGCCCATGAATTCGTTAACTTCACCGCTGGCTTGTTTTGAGTTAGTAGTTAATTTATTTTCTACTAAAAATTTTCTTAAATCAAAATTTTCCATTTCTTGTTAATTTATATACATATAAATATTCTATATCTTCCAAAAAATATCTACGTCTAATAAAAAACCCGAAAATTTCTTTCCGGGCTCTTTTTTTATATATTTCAGGCAGATTAGTAGTTAAGTACGCAGTAGTCCATCGCTACAGTGATTGTTAATTCAACACCTTCGCTAGTTGACCAGTCCAAAGAACCTTGGGCCATGTTCACGATGAATGCTCCTTTAACGATCCACTCTGATACGATATCACCTACTGGTCCTAAAAGATTCAAAGTCAAATCTTTCTTGTAGAAATCTGAATAACCAGCTCTACCGGTTACTGATTCGTATGATTGACGAGCCCAGTCCATTACTGCTTGAGCGCCTGATGGGTTAATTGGATCGTACAATGTCATATCCATGTTTTCCCAGTTTCTTTTTCCACGAATCTTTCTATAAGAGTTGATGTGATCTAATTTGATCTCCTCATCTGTGAAAGATGGTGCAGTTACCGCCTTAACCATGAATGATGGTATAGCGTCACTGTATAGGATAAATCTATTCTGTACCTTCGGTTCGAAGGCTCTGAACATAATTTCGTTAGAATCTAATACTGCCATTTTATTATCTGTTTTATATAAATATCAATTATTTTAATTATGCTACAAATGTTGCACCTGTTGGTTCAATTGTGAAGTCAAGTACTACGAATTCTGCAGTCTTAGCTGGTTGGATAAAGATCTGACCAATAATCTGATTTCTATCTACGATATCAGCTGTATTGTTAGAATCATCCATTACCACTCTGTAAGCGAATAAACCTTGACGTTGAACTACTGATTCTAAGTAAGGGTTAACGATTGCTAAGAATTTGTTTCTTGTAGCGATTGTGTTTTGTTCGAATACTAAGTTATTAGCCTGACCTCCGATGAAGCGTTTCAATTCGATTAATAAACGGCGAACGTTTACTCTATCTAAAGCTGAAGCTTTTTTCTGTAAAGTTTTCTGACCATATACTGCAATACCTTGTCCAGGGAATGTAGCAATTGGGTTAACATTAGCACGGTATAATAAATCACGTTGCTCACGGCTAACTTTACGTTCTGCCTGAATTACGTTAGGAATACCTCCTTTAACTAAACCTGCTGGAGCGAACCAAGGAGCAGCTGCACTATCAGTGAAAGCATAAACACCTGGGATAACTGTTGAAGCAGGAACCCATTCGTTTTTACCTGTAGCAGATTGAGTTTGTAACCAAGGCCAGTAAGAAGCTGCATAAGAAGAGTTAACTGTTCCTGCTGCTGCTGTTACGTTTGATACTGTAGCACCGTATTGCTCTAAGTCGATTACTGCGATTGCATCTCCTCTACCTTCTACTAATGAGATGATAGAATCTAATTGTGTCTTGTGAGTACCGAAGTCATAAATAAGACCTGGTGCTGTTACAATATTGAATTGGTATTCGTCTTTATTATTTAAGATTGAGATAGCATCTGCATAGTTAGTTGCTATTAAACCTTGTGTATCTACGTTTGTAATATTCTTAAAGAAGTTAGCTTTTCTACCTCCTGGGAATGCAGTACCTGTTGCGCCGAAGAAGTAACCTAACTGTGCTGTTGGGAGTAAATCATCGTAGCTACTATTAACAGTTATACCGTCATTTGCTAAGTAGTTTAAAGTTGGGTTATTTACCGCACTTACTCTAATGTAGTTAGACTTATTAGCATACTCTCCAGTTACGCTTACGAATACTTCTGAACCTTCAACTGTTTTAGATACAGTTTGGTTACCGATTACTCTCTCGATGTAATTTTCTGAGTTTGGATCTAATGATAAATCATTAAAGGTTTCTAAGATAATCTTGTTCTTTGCACTATCGTCCCCTCTACGTACTAACAATGAGAATGTACCGTTATCGCTATTAACATTTGTAATTTCGAATCTGATATTATCTGTTTTACCTAAAGCAATTGAACCGTCTGTGTTTGTTACAGCTGTTCCAGCGTTTGAACCTGTTGCGTTATTATATATGTCTCCTTTTCCTAATGTTTCTAAACGGAAAGGGTTAGTAACTGATCCGCCTGCTGTAGCTAAGGTTGTGTTAGAAGCAGGTGTATAAGAACCAGATACTACTCTAGTTACTAATGCTGTGTTTCCTCCTTGTTCAAAGTAGCTCTTTACTGCAATTGATGTTAAGTATTCATAGCTATTAGAACCAGATGTAATCGTGGTTCCAAATAATCTTTGATACTGTCCGTAAGAAGTTACTACTATAGGTTGCTCTACCGGGCCTTTTACTGCTGGACCAATAAACGCTGCACCTACCGCAGCCGCTTGTGGTTGGATAAACGAAATATCATTTTCTCTCGTTAATACACCTGGTGAAATTAATGTTTCTGCCATGTCTCTATTATTTGTTAGTTGGGTTCTAAAATAAATATCTTAATAAATTCGAAACCCTTTTCAAAAGATTTAATTTAACTACGTATATAAATAGGTATATTCAGGTGAAACACCCTACCTATTATTTTTAAGCTTCCGTTATATCTCCTGTTTCTAAATTCAGATGAACTTTTTGAAATCCGTATTTAGTTTGTAACTCTGCTGCAATAGATTTTTCTGCTTCTTTTAATGAATTATAAAAATTCTCTGCTGCTTGTTTACGAGTCTTTAACTCAAATTCAGCTAACGTAATTGCTGCTAATTCTTCGTTTAATTTAATTTTTTGAGACTGTATCATCTTAATACTATCAATCTCTTCTTGTTGTAACTTCTGGTCTTGTGACATTTTATAACTTTTTAGTTTTTACAATTTGGTAATTTAAGAGTTAGGTCTTGTATAATTCCTAGCTTTCTTTCTTTTATATAATTAGTCCAAAGGATGCTCCCTTCGTAGTTTTCTACATACTTTTTTTTAAGGTAGGAATCAAGTGCGAAGATATCATCAAAAAAATCGGTATAGCTTCTTTTAAATAACTTCTCTATACCTTCTGGATAGGTAGTAAACATTCTTTCATCTAACGTCTTATATAAGTATCTTCCATAAATAAACTCTTCTTTCTTTCTACCATCTAATAATGGATGTGCATGTATAGCAGCTTCTATAAAATACTGCTCTACGTTCTTATTATATTCTATACGGTCTGTCTCTAAATCTGGTTTAAATTTAATAATAGTAGAATAATCGTATAAGTTGTTTATTAAGTTTGCAGCTTGGTATGTAGAGTGTAGTATTAGGTACTTCTTTTCTTCATACATCGGAACTTCCATATTAATTGTAATCCTAGTCTTATGTTGATGTCTCATCAACTTATTAACCCATCTTAAATTATCAGGAGTATTCCAAGTATGTACGTATGTGTGGACTTCTTCTTCTAGCTCTTCTATAAATTTTATAAAGTTATCTGAAAAGTTGGTTAGAAGTCCTGATATTATAACCGCTTTAGCCATTTAACCTTCTAGTATTACCGTAATGTATTACTCTGTTTATCTTTGATGTATATTCTCTCCAAGGATCTACTATCACTGATCCTTTAGGAAAATCAAAATCATGATGTTTCTTATAATGACCTAATAAGTATATTCCCTCAATAGGTTCTTTAATATCGTATAAAACTTTATAACCTTGCTCTTCTACATAATGTCCAACTAGTATTGAAGAAGACCCGTCTTCATAGTGTACTCCTGGTTTATAAGATTTACCTAATATTATTATTGGTAATTTATGAAGTTTTGCGTAAAGAACCAACTTATTTGCTAAATTTTTTGCTTGTTTTTCTCTAGCTTTCATAATTGAGTCAAATAAGTCATAACCTAATCTCAACTTTTCCGCTAAAAATCTTAATGCAATATTATCTCTAGGATGACAGCCGCCACCGTCTCCCATTCCAGCTTTCATGTAAGCAGGTCCTAATATTCTCTTTGTACTTCTCTCTAATGCTCCTGTTACTATATCTGTGTCTATATTTCCGTTCTTCTCTGCTACATCTTGTATCATATTAACAAGCGCTACTTTGGTTGAGATAAACGTATTGTAAAATATTTTTATTGATTCTGCTTCATCCCAGGTTCCTATTTCTATTCTAGTAGACGGATTTATAAAAGTAGAATAAAAATCTGTAAGTAGTTTTGCATCTCCTGTTTCTGATCCATCTTCGGTACCTATAATTACCATTTCTGGATTAACCATATCATACTTAACAGTCCCCATTGCAATCAGGTAGGGATTATATATAAATCTAAAGTTTTTAACTAGTGGTATAAACTCTCTTCTAATAGTACCCGGGAGTACTGTAGAGATTAGTACTACAAGTTGGTTTAAGTTTGTATGCTTATTAACTTTAGTTAAGACTTCTTTTACTATTGAGTAATCAAAATCCTTATTTGGTAAATGGGAAGTAGGGTACCTTCCGTCATAATCTGGGTCATGAGGTGTTGGTACTGCTATGAATATTATATCTTTATCTTTACATACTTTTTCGACACTATCAACCATCTTCATAGAAGTCACAATACTTGTATCAGTATCATATACTTCAGTGTAATGTTTTTCTGACATTACTTCAGCAGCATCTTTTCCTAATTTACCTATTCCTATAAAACCTACTTTCATTTTATTACTTTGCTTTATAATCTGATATCATTAAATTACCGGTAAAAATAGAGTGGTTTTTTGCAACAGTAATATGTGCTACTCTGCCTTGGCATGCCATATATCCTACTGTATCTACATTTACCCATTTTTCTCCATCAAATATCTTATGAACTTCAGCTTGTACTTTTACTAATTTTTCTTGACTAACGCCTTCAACTTCCGGTGCTTCGTCTGTAAAATATCCTAATAAGATATCTTCCTCTTGTTTTACGTATATAATAGAGTCAAGTGTTAATACCTGAGGAAGGTAGTTTATTTTGATACCTTGGTAGTATTTTTCATAATCTACATCTGGGTCAACTTCTACAGAGGTTATCTCAGACATTTCAAAAGTAGAATCTTCTGTATTATATGTAATGATAGATTCTCCTGGTTGTAATTCTTCTAAAGTTTTTTGAACAGATCCTAAATCTACTGATGCATCAAAGGATAGTGTGTATTTTGTAGTATTCATTTCTTAATATTTTTATATAAATAGTTTAAATTAGTTTAGGTGATTTTACTGCTGTTCTTTTTTCAGAAAAAGTAGTTAAGTGTTCCGTAACTTGATTTGCAAAATGTTCATGACTCAAAGGTCCAGGATGATTACCGTCTCTAGCAAACCCGTCTGTTATTTTTTTATGATTTTCTATAAACTCAAAATACGGTACTAGTTGTTTTTTTGTAAGGTAGTTTGTTTTTAAATAAGAGTACAGAGGATAGTCCCATGTACTAAAGTAGGTTTCTATATTTTTAGATTGTGCAATTGCATTTATATGAGAAACTGAACGAACTGCGTTATATATCTGTGTTTCTTCTGTAGCGTAGGTATAAAACTGCTCCCATTTTTCTTCTATATGATGTTGATGTACATTTGGAATTAAATTATAATACCACGTACCTACCTGGTTTTTCTGTTCTGGGTATTCTTCTCGCCAATGTGTTGGTAGAAGGAAGATTGCAATATCAATTGTATATACGTCTGTTAAGTATTTAAACATTTTTAAACACTTAGTAATACTTCCTCCTGGATATCCTAAATTTATTAATTGAATCGGTTTATCTGTTCTAAGAAGTTTCTTTACTTGAGCATGCCAGGTTCCTTCTTCGTCTATACCTACACCAAATGTAAAACTACATCCAAATACAGCTACCCTTAAATGATCTGAATGAGGGGTATTTATACTCCAATCTCCTCGACAGGCATAGTCGTTTATGTAGTACCGTACGTCTTCGAATCTTAATTTTGTTTTTTTATCTTCAATAGCTTTTATTGTTTGGGTTTGTTCTGCGTAAGAAGTAAACTGAGTGTATCTATTTAATGCACCTTCAGCCCATGGGTCTAAAGTCATAATAGTTTTATACTCTCGTCTCATTATATCACAAAAGTCCTTTACTGTATCTATTTTCCAAATTATATCTTTCATTAAAAGTAGGGCTTGAATTCTGGGTTAAGTTTTAAGAAGTCCTGGTTTCTAACTTTATCTAGGTCTTTTGTTACTGTTATAAATCGTTTAAAAAATTCAGGATTACCTTCTTTCTTGTTCATAATATCTAATAAAGATTCCCATCCAGAAAAAGGAATACCGTATTTAGCTTCCATACTTCTACCGTACTTAGTTATCTTCTCAGTTGCCAATTCTTTCAGTTCTTTAGGTAGAGTCTCTAACGCATAATACATAGGGAAGAAGACAGGGTTAATATGAAATCTACTTGTAAAATAATGGCTTGGATCGAAAGGATATTTTTCGTGAGGTTTTTTATGAATAGGTATTAATCCCATATCAAAAAACTCTTTATGCATCTGATCTATTCTAAATATGTTTAGAAGGCTAATCGTTGGATGTAACCAAAAGTCAATACCTGCTTCATTTATCTTTATTAAATTCTCTCTTGTTTTAGCCCATTTACCGTTGTGTCTAACTAACTCAAAAAGATCTCCTGTACCGTCTATAGATAAACTTAAATGTACATGTTTAAATTTTTTCCAAATATCAATTATATTTCTACCTTTATTCTCTAACATTGTAGCATTAGTAGAGTACTTTAACTTAACGTCGTAAAGATTTCTCTCCTCAAGCATTTCAATAAGCTTCCAATGTTCAGGCATGATTAAAGGTTCTCCTCCTGCAAAGTGAATTTCTTTAGCTGTATGTATAGTCTCTTCAATATTATCCCAAAACGTATTAGCTCCATCTAAGTTAATCAATCCTAAGTGTTCAGACTTGTCTCCAAACACCTGCACAAAGTCTTTAGTCCATGCTGTGCTGAATAAAGGTGAGCAGGTTCTACATGCTAGGTTACAGTAATTACTAAATCTAAAGTCCCAGTATAGTAATCTCAACTCATCTATACTTCCATCTTCGTTTGTATTTTCAACTAGGTCTTCAACTTCATCAAACCAATGATCATTCATTCCGATTCGCATACTACCCATTCCGGACTTCTCTTTACTTACACAACGTGAACAAGAAGAAGGAAGTGGTTTACCTTCTAGCATTCCTTTTCTCATCGACTTAGCTTTATCGCTATTCATGATTTCAAATAAGGAATTATTGTTTACGTTACCTAGAGTAGATTGGTTATCTATAGGAGTCATACAACATGGATATGTTCTACCGTCGTTTACTACATGTAGGTGCATCCATAGTGCAGAGCAGAAATGTTCTGATTTTTTATAATCTTTAACTGAATTGCTCATTTAGTGTTTGTTTTAATGTAAATACTTCTGCCCTACTAGCTTGTATCATATGTGCATAGTTATGTTCAAGTATGTGAGACATTTCTCGTGTCATCTGTAATAACTCTCCGTGAGTTTTATTAGCTAGATCTTTCATAATATCTATGATTTTTTCCAACCTCTTTGTAAAAGAGATTTCTTGATCATAAGACTCATCCCAAAATTCTCCAAATGTCTTAAAACCTAACTTTCGTAACTCTTCTAGAGTACCGGGATTACCAAATACTATAAAAGGTTGTAAGCAGTATATAGGTTTAAAGATTTTTTCTGATAGAAAGATAGTATCTTCTTCAAACAAAGTTTCTGTGAATACGTTTACAAATGTATTTAAGTGGAGTGTTTCGTTTAAATTGAATGCTAAGTTGTACTCTAAATTAGAATCTACAAAATAATCTTCTTCATTGTTGTAGTTACTAAGGAACTCCATCCCTGCTTTTTTATCATGCTTGTAATTATCTGCTACAAAAGCATCATATAAAGTCATCCAAGGATTGTTATATGTTCTAGTCCAGTGGTCTTTATCTAAGTCCTGGTTAGGGTCTAAGCTACGTTTTCCCATACTTAATACTGATGTATCTCGTAGTTGTGGGTTCTTTGCTATCTCTGTAAAAAGAACAATCCTATGAGTTCTAGGTCTTCTATTTAAAGAAAGAAACCTTTTAGGTTTTGGATATGCTCCTATGTATCTTCTTTTATCTTCAAATCCAATTCGAAAGAATTGATCATTACCTTCGTCTAGGAGATCTTCCTTTATAAACCACGGGTTAAGTAGAAAGTAATTACAAGTTCGTACTGTAAAGAGAGCATTTTCTGGTTCTTCATAATTCCATTTTAAGTTATTAGAAAGTACTAGTATGTCCTCTTTTTTAAAATTATACTTTAATGCAAACCGGTTAATAGCCTCAACTTCACTGTAATCTCTCTTCTTAAAATCTCCTTCAAATAAATGACTTAGTAATATCGCTCCTTGTTTTTGCTGTATTGCCTTAACAATTTTATCACTGAGTTTGTAATACTTCTCATCACTTAACTGATGGAAGGTAGTTTTATCTCTCAGTAAAATCGAGTACATAAACTTCTCAGAACCATTTATAAGGTTGTCTACAGTATCGTGCCCAAAATGGTGTTCTTGATAATCTAAATGTTTCTTAAAAAGAAAACCGTATACGTTATATTTAGATAGTTCATTATAAGTTCTAGGTAAATCTTCTGCCCCTACTATTCCATTTGGAAGAGGGTAAGGGTTTGGATATTCTTCTAAATCTACATATTTGTCGAATGCGAATTTCATATTAATTTACGTTTAAATCCAGGTCCATTATTATCAGATTCTTTTTTCAACAAATCAATTAGATCAATCATATCATCTTGCTGTTGATGATCTGGTTCTATATACTCCTGTGATCCTGGGTTATGCCATTGTGGATTTAGTACCCAACCTTCTTCTTTAGCTTTCTTTAGAACATCATGCACGTATCTATTTGACTTAGCATCATCTCCGTCTATTACTTCTTTAAGTGCATCTAGTTTAGTTTCTGGTATAGAATCCCACCATGTTTTAATTTCTGGGAATGCAGCTAAAATATCTTTATTTCGTCTAACATCATATTGAGCATAGAAAGATTTAAAGTCTCTTTCTCTACTTTCTAGTGATGAAGTAAAAGCGTGACCTGTATCTACTTGTTTGATATATTCAATCATTCTAAGTATACCATCTCTTTCCATATCTAATAGTCCATTAGAACCTCCTTTCCAGTTTGCTTCTAACCACTTCTCAATATGAGCTGCTCTCTCCATTCGTATATCTACCGGTAAAGTTACGATTGATTGAAAAGAAGGGAAACGTAGAATATTAAAAGACATAATAGCAGCATGAGCTCCATGCTTTGCTTTTAACTTTAACATCTCATCCATAAACTCTGTAATAGAAAATAAACATAATCCGTTTATAGTCATCATCACGTTCACAGACTTTACATTTGCCTCTTCGTTAACTCGGTACATATTCTGTAACCAAGTCTTCCACTCAAGTCCGTATCTAATATACTCAGCCTGTAATCCTGTAGCTTCACAAGAAGTATAAAGGTTAAACTCTTTAAAACTATGAGTAGATTCTATAAGAGCATCTAACAATTCTTTCTTCTGTCCTAAGTTTGAGTTTACTGCAAAAGGTACTTCACATTGAGGGTTACGCTTCCACCAATCCATTAATTTCCAGAAATCTGGAGACATAGTTGGTTCACCTCCTGTTACTCTTAACTCTCTCAAAGAGTATTGTAATTCTCCTTCCCACCATTTCCAAAAAGCTTCTATGTAAGGGTTACCTTCGTTTTTTCTACCATACGGCATTGCATGTCTTCCGTCATGTTGGAATGCTCCTGCTCCATCAGAAACTAAGTTCTGATATGGACCGAACTTTTTAATATCGTTTTGCCATGTAGTTGAAAACGAAGCATTACAGTATGAGCAGCCAAAGTTACAATTAGGATCGAAAGCAATCTCTAACGTCTTTAAGTCTACATCCTCTGTATATCCTAATTCTGTTCTAGCTTGTTTTAATTCTTCGTCTGTATAGATAACTGATTTATAAACTCTATCAGATACTTTATCAGGACCTAAGTCCTCTATCTTCCAGCAGTATTCACATTCCTTAGGTCTTTCACCTTCCATCATTTGCTTACGGATAGCTTTCTTATAGGTTGTGTTATGAATTGCCTTATAAGACTTAGCTACTTCTTCTAGAGGTATTTTATGTGCAGGGGGGTGATGACAGCTTGCTGTCGTACCATTACCTAGCCAGATGGTAGCATTGTACCATTTAGCGCCACAAAAAGATTGGGATAGTTTATTTATAACCCTTTCTCTATATTCCTGGAACGATTCATCGTCCTTTTTTGCGAAAACTCCCATTATAATTTATGTATAAAATTTAGGTTACCGGATATATCAACAGACTTATCAAATATAAACTCTTCGAAATTATGATGAGCTAAGACTCCTGTTATTCCTTTTAATATAAATTCATGAAGATCTAAACTTGTATAATTTAGGTTGAAGTTATTTTTAGGAAAATTACCTGCACCGAATATAATATGCGGGCTATTATCTAATCCAAAAACCTTATTATCTAAATCAATCTCGTGAATCAATTCCTTATTAATAAATATTCTTAAGTACTTATTTGGTTGGTGTTCTACAGTTATTAATACTTCCTCTCCTACTTTAATTAATGAAGGTAGATTAATGTATGCTGTTTCTTCTTCTGTAGTATATGCAAAAACCATTCCTTCTGAATGGATATCTAATCCTGTATATTTAGGAAGTATTGCAAATATTGTTTTTCTTTCTACCGGTTCTTCCGTCAAAGTGAATCTAAGATCAAACTCAAAGTAACAATCTCCTCTTAGTATTTTGTTTGCCGGATTTTCTGGAAACGTATCACAGATGCTACTAGGCCAAAATACCCACGGTTCTCCTGTTTTTAATTTTAGCATAAAATTCTTTTAGTTCTGGGAATGTTTCTGAGAAGTTTGTACCTCTTCTTTTGTCTAACTCATCTACAAATATGACAAAATCTTTTCTATTTCTTTCTATATCGAAATCGTCTTCTGAGGTAGCGTAGTCGTATATACGTTTTATTTTTTGAATCTCAACATTAGAGAATCCGTAGTTATCTTTTGTAAATTCTTTTATACCATAATATAAGGCTTTTTCTGCAGACTTCAAAATTAATGTTTTATGTTCTGGTTCTAGTATCTTAACAGAAAGGTGTGTTGGCCATCTTAAGTAAGAAGTATCCAACTGTAATGCCGATACCCAGTATCTCTGTCCATTAGCATGTTTCTTTTTCATCTCAAAAGTCTTGTCTATTAATGCATCGTAACTAAATACAGAAAGTGCATTAAATGTTGCCATAATGTTAATAGTAACTTTTGGTAAAGCTGTTAGAATTTTATCTATATTGGTCCAGAACCTATCATACTCTAATCCATATCTTGTATATTCTGCTTGTGCTCCTTTAGCTTCTACTGAAGTGAATATGGTGAGTTCTCTTACTTTGTTATTTTCACAAAGGTCTTTAGCAATCTCAATAAACCTATCTATAAGGTTATCCGGAACGCCAAGGTTAGAATTAATTGATAAAGATAGGTTAGGATTCTTATGATGATGGTCTTGAATATATTCTAGAACCTTAAATGTATCTTTAGATAATAGAGGCTCTCCTCCTGTGATTCTAAATGTATGTAAATCTTTATACAAGTCAGGCCACCATTTCCAAAATGCTTCTACATATGGGTTTATTTCGGAATGCTTATAAGGCATCTCTCCTCTTGCCTGTATATTGCTTATATCGTTAAAATTGTAGCTAGTAGGGTATGCACCGTGTTTCTCAATCTCTTCAACCCATTTGGATGAATACTGTGGCCCACAATAAGCACACTTGAAGTTACAGGTATTTGAGAAAGATACTTCTACATATCTTGGATTGAAATCTTCTCTCCAGTGACTATCTTTAATTTTTGTAAACTGATCTATCGACCAAGGTTCTGAGGATTTAAAAACTCTATCGGAAAATGAGTTAGAACTCTCTTCTACTTTCCAGCAATAATTACATTCTTCTGGTTTTCCTCCTTCTAACATTTCCTTTCGCTTCTGTTTTTTATAAGAAGTATTATGTAGTGCAGAAGGATTTCTTTCAACTTCTTTTAGAGGTATCTTATGAGGGGAAGGGTGGTGACATGAATGCGTCATTCCCATTCCTAAATGCATAGTTACTTGAGTCCATTTAGCTAAACAGAAGCCACATCCAACACCATCTAATTTATTTTTTACTTCTTGTAAACTCATAAGGTTATATCTAACATTTTAGCCCAAGGAGTTAGTTTCTTTTCTTCTACCAAGGTGTATTGAACTTGTTTGATTCCGTCTTCTTTATAATTAACTTTACCCTGTTGCATCTGAAGTACGTATCGTCTTTCGTTAGCAGCAGTAGTTTCTCCTTTTACAAATTTACCGTCTACAATTCCTTCGTCTGGATGTGGTAAGCATCTGAACTTACCTTCTACTCTATAAGGTAGTATTGAGTTTGGTATTCTGAAGGATTCTTCACGTTCTTCTACTTGGTGATACTCTGCTGTACTCCTTGGGTAATCAGCATCTAAGTTTAAAACGAGATCTCCCTTAGGTAAGTTAAGATGTATAGCTGCAACTTCTTGTGGAGTCAATGCTCGCTTCCATGCAAAAACTTTTGCAATATCTCCTTTGAAGTACTTTACTGGATTGCCTTCTCCTAAAGAAGGAGTCATACCTAGGTAAGCTGCAACGCTTCCGTAGCTTTTTAATTTACCTAACCACTCTAACGGAGATGGACTTCCAAATCCACCTTTTGAGTCTACTTCAGTTCCGTTTAAGTATAAATGAGCTGTACTAGTGCTTTCGTTAATTACTGCTGTAACCCAACTCCACTGATTGTCGTATCTCTTAACCCACATGTAATTGTGGTTATTAAAAGTGTTCCAAAAAGTAAGAGTCATTGCTCTAGAGTTATTAAAAGATATTCCGTAGTCATAACCCGGTAATCTAAATATAGGATACTCTACGTATCTGTTATTGTGATCTCCTAGTAAGAAGATAGGGTTCTTTTCTGGTTGTTGAAATGCTCTAGTTAATACTGATATTGTATGACTACCTGCGGTCAACCCTCTCATCTCTCTATGGAAAGGTATTTTTACATAAGAATCTTCTCCGTTAAATCTCCAGAACTTTTGTTTAAGTTCTCTAGGTCCTAAGTATGTATTACGTGTAAGACCTTCTACATGACATCTCCAAAATAAATCATCATCTTCCATCCCCCAATCCCAATAGTTATTTGAATAACCATTTGTAGCTTCTACATGCTCTTTAGTAAATAAAACAGCACCGCCAAAGTATTCATGATACTTTAGCTGATAATCCATTTGTGAAATTTTCGTAGCAATATGACGTGGTCCTTTTTCTGGATATGAATAATCACAATCCTCTTCTGGGATCATATCAATATCATGCCAAACTATATAATCACACCCATCTTCAAATGCATGCTTGGCTGCAATATTTTTTGTAGCTCCTCTATTGAATAACTTATCATCTACTTGATGACAAAAATACATCTGAAAATCTATACCCTGTTCTTTTAAGTACTTTCCTACTTTAGGTATAAACTCATGTAAGTGTATTTCTCTATTTCGATAAGGAACGCAAACGCCTAATTTATGCTTTGTCATAACGTAACTACTATATGATGATAATGCTTTTTTTTATCACTTGAAAGGTTTTTTACTAAGTACCGTAAACTACTAAGACCATCGTTTTCAAGAGTTATTCCTTCTTTAATTTTTTCAAAATACCTTAATTGGTTTTCCCGGCTTGCCCAGTTAACCCAGTATCCGTCTTTATATCCATTCTCTTTATGTTTTAATACATTAAAGGTGCTGTAGCGTCTTGTAGGTACTAACTGAGTGTACTCCTGTGGTTGGTATGTTTCAACTAACCCGCAGTTAATCATTTGACCGTCTTTATTATTTCTACTTAAGTCTACTAAAGTATTTCCTATAGTATGACGTCCATCGTAATAAACTTCGAGTTCATTCCCAGGACTATATCTATCGAATTCTTGTGTTAAGCTATATCTAGAATTATTATTAAGGCTTTTGATTTCTTCTGCACTTAACTCTCTACTGAATACTGCAAACTCTGTTATATACCCGTAAAAGTATTTCTGCATTCTATCTCGTAAAGGATCACCTACTCCTAGGTACATATACTTTTGCTCCCAATAAGGATGTAACGTATCTTTTATCCCTTTTGTACCAATCTTCTCACCATTGAGATAAAAGTCTATTTTTTTAGTCTTAGGGTTTATCGTTACTATACTCTTACTAATTAACGGTGGTAAGTTTTTTGAATGTATAGAATGTGGTTCTGCATTCTTATCAAAAGTTTCAAACTTGTAAGTATTGAAAGAATTGTAAGATAGGTTTAGGTCTTGTCCCGGTATTGAATATACTGCTAATTCATCGGCAATTTCTACCGGGTTTGGCTTAACTCTGTAAGGCTTAAAGGTAGTGTAGATGGTTAGAGGTTTTCTGAAATTGCAGACATTTGGTAATCTAACAAAAGAAGATTCTCCATTAAAATCTAATCCTATTCCATTAACTCCATTTTGTCTATAAAACCTAGTAGCAAGAGGTATTCCTTTTTCTCTACATCTAGCAAGTAAGTCGTTATCCTCAAATCCCCAGCCCCAGTATTCATTTGAATATCCGTTAATATCTTCAAATTGGGATACAGGAAATAAAGTTACGCCTCCAAAGTAATCATCTGATACAGATCTTTGAACTCCTTCTTCGTATACGAATCTATTAGCTAATTGAGTTGGTTTGTCTACTGGGCTATAATCTACTTTTATCGGATGCATATCTACGTCATGAAAACACACGTAGGTACACTCCAGTCTTTTAGCTTTTTGAAATCCTATATTTAATAACTTTCCTCTATTAAAACTTTTATCGTCATCTTGTTCTACGATAATTAATTCGTATTTAATATTACTTGATAAAAGGTAGTCAGAAATTTTTAATTTGAATTCAAAAAGTTGCTGAGGTCTATTTCTGTAAGGTACTATAATACCTAGTTTATCCATCTATTGTTGGATCTTTTGGTTTAGCAAAATTATGAAATTCTGTTAAATAGAACTGGACACGTTGACTCCAATCATCTTTATCGATTTCTTCAAACCAAATAGTTAATGCATCCATCGATGCTGCAATTTTCTCTAATGCTCTAACTTTTCTTTCTTCCAAAGCAATTAGGTCTAATTCATCTTGTTTTACTATCTTACTCATATTGTAACAATTTTATCTCTTAATAAATTCCATTTAGTATAATCCATATAATCAATATACGAAAAATTATTCAATTTTTCAACTTTAAATTCAGGATTACAGATATCAATTTTCCAGTCAAAGACTCTTATAGCATTATACATTGTTCTATATTCCTCAGAATACGCATAAGGTTTATCAATATCGGCTACCTCTTTTATCCTTTCTACGCAAGTAGCGTCCCATTTAAAGTGATGTACCTGAGTAAATACTTCCTCAATTGGCATCCTTTTAGGATGTGCTTTCCCCCAACTATTTGTTCCATCTTTAAAGGTAGCATAGTGCTGTCCTGAGCAGATATCTTGATAACCTTTCATAAGGGTCACCTTATTAGGGCATGCTTTAGACATTGGGTACCTAAAAAAACCTGCATAAGGAAAAGCAGAATGTATGTTAGTATCTCTAGTTACTTCCGGAAATATTCCGTCAGGTCCTATCCTATCTAAAAAACCTCCTGTTACAAAATCAAAGTTATGCTTTTCACATTCTTTAATTATATCAGAAATTTCATAAGGGTAAACCTGTAGTTCATCATCATCTGAAACTATCCACCAGTCGTTAGGTTTTGTTCCTTTTATATAGTTGTATAAAGCAGTTACTCTTTCCCAGTTGTATTTTTCTTCTGTTGCAATTATACAAGGTTTTATTCCTAAGTCTAAGACCTCTTCTAATACTCCATCATTCTCATCTTGTCTATAAACAGCTACATACATTTTATCTACCTTACCTTCATAATGTTTTAGCATATGCGGAAGGATATGTGTATTACGCCCTACTACTGTTACTAAGTTAAGCATGTTGTACTAGTGTTAATCCTGTAGAGGATGGTTTACTTTTTAGAATACCTTCATTAAAGAAGTTAAATAGTTTCCATTCTGGTCCTAGCTCTTCTATAAATTTAGAAGGTCCTGTAAATGAGTGGTAATCTTTCTTTGCATCTTCTGAAACGATAAGTGCTTTTTCGTAATTCTTATCCGTGTCGTGAATAGCAATAATTCCTTTGTCTGAAAGTAGTTTAGAGTATAATTCGAAATCTGTCCTTACTCCTTCATAAGAATGATCTCCATCTATAAAAAGAAAGTCTATTTGAATATCTTGTTTAACAAAGAAGTTATAATAGGCGTCGACAGAAGTCGATTTGATAAATCTAGGATAAAAGTTCTTGCGGAAGAATGAATTCTCATCATCCAAATCATTAGGGCCCCCAACGCCATTACAAGCGTCAACAAGATAACTAGCACCAATATCACCCCAATTATAGTCTCCATTTCCTTCAAAAATACCTTGGTTATACAAATCAATTCTAGCTTGTGTCATTATACGTGGAATAAATCCGCTTCCACTTCCTATACATACACATACTTTTGCTCGCATCATCTGTATGATGCTATATACTAGTAAACCGTCTCCTAAATGCTCTTCAGTAGCTCCATGTGTCCATCTGTATTCTAAAGGTACTCCAGCATTAGTAGTTATGTTTTCTTTTATGTATTTTAAATCTACTATTGACATTTACCTTACTGTTAAAAAAGACATGTCTAAGTTAGGCATTTTTACGCAATTTTCCAACTCTTTCATTTCCCTCTCATAACTTTCTCCTCCTTGATCTTGTATAATCCATACCTTTAGAGGTCCGTAATGTTTAAAATGTGTTTGTGATTCATGTATAGGCCACAACCCTTTTGTATGGTCTTTATCCCATTCCCATTTCTGGCAATTCCAATATGTTGAAATAATGCTTCGTACTTCTTTATTCTCTCTTTCTAGTAAATGACTAAGTAATAGTTGTTCTGCAAAAATTAAATACTGCGAGTGTGGTGCATCCATTTTGGTAAACTCTTCCATTATATCTAGACTCAGGTTAGCATACATTTTTGTAAACTCTGGATCTGGTAAGTAAAGAAAAGATACATTTACAGATTCCATTTTCCATCTAGGTTTATAGCTCAACTGGCTTACTAGAGGGTCTAGAGAAGTAGGGTAGTAACCTTGTCCTATTTCAAAATTGCAAACGTAGTGTTTATCTCGTTCTATTAAATGTAAAAGTGGTTTGTATATTAGTGTATCATTATCCATGAGAATAACCGGTTCGTTTTGTTCAGATAAAACTTCTAGCTTAGAAGCTGCCCAAAAGACCGATCTCTTTAATTCTCTTTTGCGTTGAAATTGTTCTACTTTATCCCATAGGTGTCCAATACCTAAACGAGTAATATAGGTGTGAGTTAACGCATCACAGTATAATACACAATTTGTTTCTGGATGATTCTTTTTCCAGAGTTTAACAGAAGCAATGAGTAGTAGTGTATTTAGCTTTCCAAATACCTTCTCATCATCTTGTACATTTTCTAAAACCCAAATTACTTTCATAACCTTTAGTATAAAACTATGTGTTAAATATACGAAATTTTACGCAGAATTCCAACTTTTAAGAGTATGGATTCGAGTGCGTTGTTGTAAACCAAGCATAATAGTTAGCATGATCGGCGTTACCGTCATTACCAAAAGTAAATGTTGCTGACGTACTAATTTGTGAGCCACCGCCACCTGCTGCAGTTCTCCAGGAATTAAAAGTCCACGGGTAACTTGCTGTTGCTACTATTGTAATGTTGGAGGCGTTAATAAAAAAGTTCTTTACTACAAATGAACTAGAGGTTGCTGATACTGTATATGGAGCTGTCATAGATACTGTACCTCCTGTTCCTGCCCATACCTTACCTTTAAAGATTGTCTGGCTTCTTATAGTACTTATAGAGAAAGGAGAAGTTCTTCCAGGATGCATGTCACCTTGAGACGAAGCTAAAGATACGTTACTATCTGAGCTTATGTTGTTAGACCAATCATCGAAAGATCCCCAATTTATATCATTACTACCGTACGCTCTTCTTGACATCTTATTTTACTGTTTCAATATTATCTATAGAAAACTGCTTACCTAATTCTTGTTTTAATACTTCGTAACAATATTCCAATAACTTTCCAGGTATTGAATTATCTATTACCTTCTTCACCTCTTTCTTTACTCCTACTTTAACTTCTTCTTCTACATTCACTGTTCTGTATAGAGTAATCTCCTCTCCATCTTCATCAAAACTTGTATAAGGTACTTCTTTTTTATTCATTTTCTTTTCATAAATTGGAATTTCAACTTCCTTCTCTATTACTGTTTGGTGTTCTATATAATGAGGTAGTACAATCTCTATTCCGTCTTTATTATCGTCAGAAAAAAGAACCACCTTATCATGTATAAGACCCACCATATTTTTTAAAGGCTCATCTAGAAAAGTTCTATTAGCCCTCAAAGCAGCATCTCTATCAATCCAGTATGTTACTTGAAACATAACTGTTGCTGATCCTTTATTATAACCTAGCCCCTCTATTCTAGCATACACTTCTTCTGAAGGTCCTATATTTGTTTCTAAATCTGCTTTTAAAACGAAACCCATAAACTTATTATTTATTTTTTAATTCTGCTATTTCTGCTTTTAATAATTCAATCTGTGCTTGTTGTTCTTTAATTGCTTCAATAAATAATGGAGCTAATTTTTCGTACTGTACTGTTAAGTAATCTTTTCCTGAAATTGAACTTCCGTCTGTGTCTAAGTCAAATGGAGCTGGCTTAACTGCTTGTGGTAATACTGCCTGTACTTGTTGTGCTAATACCCCTGCATCACCTTCTTTAATCTTAGGATTAAATCCTGCATCAAAAGCTTCTTGTTTCCAATCAAAAGTTACACCATTTAAAGATAATACTTTATCTAATGCGTTAGGAATATTCTGAACGTTTTCTTTTAATCTTTCATCAGAAGAATAAGCTGTAACATCACCTGGGAATGTTGTATTACCAGATCCGTCTAACAAGTTTGCAGTTCTGGCTAAAGAACTGAATACACCTGTATATTGTCTAACTAAAATTGGTTCAGTTCCATCATCCGCTGTTGCTATTTCAACAAAGCCTGCATTCGAAGATGTACCTCCTATTCTAATACGGAACTGATCATTGTCGGCCATGTTACCGTATACTAAATCTACTGCACTAGAACCTCCTACTGTATTTTCTACCTTAGCTGCAGTACCTGAAGATGTAATATATCCTGCACCGTTTGATATTTGGTTATTATTTGTTACGTTAGTAGCTCCTGCTGCAATACCATCTAATTTATCTCTACGAGTTGTTGTAAAGTTTACAGCTGTTAAACCTCCGTCACCTACTGAGTAAGTTGTGTTAGTATCTGTTACAGTTTCTGTACCAGTCTCATATCCTGTTACGTGTCCGTAAGTATCAAAAGTTAAAGCTGTTACATATCGTCTACTAGATGTAGTTAAGTTTGTAACAGATGAAGTATCTGAGTGACTAAATTCTGTGCTTGATAATGTTAAACCTGCACCTGCAGTATAGGTCGTATTTGTATCAGTAGAAGAAATTGTAATAGTATCTGTAGAAGCATTTGTTGTAATTGTTACATTACTTCCTGCTGCTAGAGTTAAAGTATCATCATTACTATCAGCTGCTACTGTAGATTGACCTGCTACTGCAAAGTTCTTAAATATATTCTGAGAAGAACCTCTATCTGAGTTTGTAATAGTTACTGCTCCAGTTCCTCCCGATACTGTAATACCTGTACCGGCTACGTTTGAGGTAACACCTGCGTTAGTTAGAGTTACTGAACCTCCTAAAGAAACAGCTCCTCCTCCACTCATTCCAGTTCCTGCTGTTACGGTTAATGATGAGTTAGCTAATTTAGCATTTGTTACAGAAGCATCTACTAATTGACCTCCGCCTATTGTTTTATTTGTTAATGTCTGAGTTCCAGATAAAGTTACTACTGAACTATCAATGCTAAATGTTGTAGTTGATAATGATAAACCAGTTCCTGCAGTATATGTTGTATTTGTATCTGTAGATGCAATTGTAAAGTTAGGATATGTTCCTGAAATGCTTACGTTTGAACCTGCAGTTAATACTACTGTTTGGTCAGGAGCAGAGTTTGTAATTGTTGGTGTAGCTCCTTCTCCTGAGTTATTAGCTAAACTAATTCCTGTTCCTGCTACTAAACTTGCTACGTAATCGCCTGATGTGTCAGTTCCTAAAGCAACTGAATTAGCTGCGATTGTTGCTGTCAAAGTTACACCTGCAGATCCGTCTATAGAAACGTTACCTGTTAAATCTCCTCCTAAAGTAAGTGTTCTAGCTGTAGCCCAGGTAGAAGCTGTTGAAGCATTACCTTGTAAAGATCCTGTTATAGAAGTTGCATTAATTTTTGATGCAGCAAAAGGTGCTAATCTAAAAGTAGCATGAGCTGTATCTATGTATACAGCTGCATCTGGTTCTGGTGTGTAACCCTGGAAAACTTTCCATGTACCTGCATCTGAAGCATCTCTAAATAAACCTGCGTGGGCGTATGTACCGTCATTGTAGTTACCTGCAAAACCCATATCCGGGTTAGTAACTGAGCTTCCGCTGTTTAGGTATATAAAAGCATCACCTACTGCTAGGTTTTGTACGATTAACGATGTATTGGATCCTGATACAGTTAAGTTACCGTCTATAAAAACATTACCGTTGAATGTACCGTTGTTAAAAGTAACATCATTACTTGTACCTAATCCTACTACTGTTGCAGTAATTGTACCAGATGAGTTAGTAAAATCAATTCCGCCTTGTCCGGTAGTATCATTAAATGTTAACCCTGCTTGATAAGATCCTGTAGCAGCTTCAAGAGCAGCTAATCTACTATTTTGAGTATTGTTTACTCCGATTGCAGTTGTTAAGTTAGATTCATCTGCAGCTATTCTAGTTGATAAAGAACTTGAAACGTTTGCTAATTCACTGTCTGTAGCGTATGTACTTCCTAAGTTGTTAAGTGTATTATTGATGTTATCAATTCTAGTTGCAAATGATCCAGAATTTATTACTCCTTTTTGTAAGTTGGTACTAGTTGTAGAAGCAAAAGAGCTTGAAACTAATATTAAATCTGCATCAGTAGCATATGTACCATCTAAGTTACTAATAGTAGTATTGATATTATCGATTCTAGTTGCAAGAGAACCTGATACCTGGTTTAGGTGTTGATTAACTCCTTGTATATCTTGGGATAAAGAAGAAGAGGTTGCTGCTAAATTGCTAGTTAAGCTACTGTCAACTGATATTAACGAAGAAGATAAAGCTGCTAACTGACTGTCTGTAGCGTAAGTGTTGTCTAATCCGTTTATTGCATTATTAATACCTGTTATACCTGAAGCTAGAGAAGCAGATACTATCCCTAATTCGGTATCCGTAGCGTAGGTGTTATATATGTTTACAATATCGCCAGCGAAAGAAGAAGATATGTTTGATACATGAGCGTTTGTAGCGTAAGCGCTTTTTATATCTGTAATAGTAACAGAAAAAGAAGAAGAAACGTTTGTTAGTTCTGTATCTGTAGCATAAGTATTGTATATATCTGTAATACTACTTGCTAAAGAAGATGAAACAGAGCTTAATTCACTATCAGTTGCAAAACCGCTTCCTAGATTGTCAAATCTAGTAGCAAATGATGCTGATACTGCAGTAAATGAACCTGATATTTCAGATGCAATTTGTACAGACCCTGATAATAGGGTTGGTTTATTTAATACGTTAGCATACTCTACGCTAGTAGCTGCTACGTTAGTTAAGCCGGATCCGTTTCCAATGAAAGACCCACTAAAGGATCCTGTCAGTGCGGCGTTACTACCTATTGGATTGTCAATTCTCATGTTATTCTTCTTTTACAGTCTTTTTACTACGTTGTTAATAAATATCTACTTATTTACTACTACACTTCCTGAAATATAAGCACTAAACTCTAATACTACTACGTTATTTGAAGTAGATACTATTTTAGCTGGTATAATTTGTTCTCTTTGTGAACTGTATACCTGTACTACAGGAAAATCTTCGGATAAATTATGAGTAATAGTGAAAGGTCCACTTCCTTCTATAGATTGTCTATAAGAAGAAGAGGGTATATTTGTGAAATTGTTATAATTTAAGTAATATGCAGGATTTTCTCCTCCTAAGTTGTTTGCATCTTGTGCAGAACCAGAAACGATGTGTCCAGCTCTACCTACTACTACGAATCCTGAAGATTGTTGAGTAAATGAGATAGAAACGCTGTTTACATTTGCAACATTGACTGTTTCTGGGATAATTTGATTGTATTGGTTATCATAAACCGATACTAAAACGTTTCTTGTGTCGAAATTATGAGTAACTACTTTTGAAGTGGCATTTGTAAAGGTATCTGTAACGGTTGTTACTTGATCTATTCTAGCATTACCCCCGACTATGTGTCCTCCCTTTGCAACTACTACTATACCTGTAGATAGTTGATTAAATGTAATAGTAACGTTGTTTAAATCTGTAAGATTTACATTAGCTGGTATAATCTGATTATCATCTTCATCGTAAACACTTATAACTAAGTTTTTCGAAGAGAAGTTATGATTAACTACCTTGGTTAATGTATTAGTAAATGTATCTGCTACTGTAGCTTGTTCTGATATTGTAGAACTTACATTAGTTAAGCCGGAACCATCTCCTACAAAGTAAGAAGCAGTTACTGCGCTAGCTACATTAAGATTGTATAAGTGTGCACTTGACCCACTTACGATGAGTTTCTTCCAGTTTGGCATTCGTGTTACTATTACGGTTGGTTACACCAATGTGCGGTGCCCACTTCCCTTTCGGGCCTATAATGTACATATAAATAGCAAAAGGACCTATTAAGGTCCCTTTACTTTCTAATTGTTTTTCTCTAATTCGTTTGTGAGCTTAACCCATATGTTGTAAAAGGCTTCGAATTCATCACCTTTGTAAGTCGCTGTTCTAAGTTTAGCGAGTAGAAACTCGATTTCCTTCTTTGTGAACCCCGACTGGGCTTCTGGTTTACTTCCTTTTGCTCCGAGCTTATCTAATAACCCCATAACTTTATTTTATTTTTATACGTAAATGAATATATCGTCTCCTTCTACTCGAATGTTACCAACGTGATCTGCTTCTGCTGTAGCTGCATCTGTTGCATTACCTGCAAATACACCTCCTACATAGTAAGATGGAGTTTGTGCACCTGTTGCATTAGAAGCCATGTTACCTACAATTGCAAGACGACCGTCATTACTGTTGTAGCTAGCATCCCATATTAAACCAGCACCTGATTGAGCAGTTCCATTAGATCCACCGAATACGAAACCTGAATCAGCTGTTGCAGCTGAACCTGAGTTTAATAAGATGAAAGCATCTTCTACATCTAAGTTAGTTGTATTGATGTTTGTTACAGTACCTAGTACGTCTAAGTTACCTTGAACGCTTAAATTACCTGCAACGTTAATATCGTTTGGTAAACCGATTGTAATTGTCTGACCAGATGCAGTAGCTTCAATTTCATTAGCTGTACCAACAACTGATAATGTCTGAGTTCCTAAAGCAACTGTACCGCCGCCTGTAGAACCAGAGATTGATAATGTTGTACTGATGTTAGCTGTACTAGCTGCAGTTAAACGACCGTCAGCATCAACTGTAAAAGTTGGTATAGCTGTTGCACTACCGTAAGAACCTGCACTAACTGAAGTAGCTTTCAAGCTAATCTTAGCAGATCCATCAATTTCAATAGACGTGTTGTCTACATCTGCTGCAATACTAAGGTTATTACCGCCAATAGTACCGCTAGATGTGATACCATCACCACCTGTGATACCAGTTCCTTTTATAGCAGTGTCTGCACTTGCTAAAGAAGAACTAAAAGCTGAAAATCCTGTAGTATCTGTAATTGTGATTTGAGAAGATCCTGATACTAAGGTTGGTTTACCTGTAATATTTGCAAATGCAATAGCAGCTGCTGTTACATCTGTTAATCCTGAACCGTTTCCTGAGAATGAACCGGTAATGGACTGGTTAGCCACCCCGTTTCTTGCATAATTTAAGTCGTTTGCTAACTGGCTTATATTACTACCAGAAACGACGAGTTTTTTCCACTGTGCCATGTTGTTATTTTAAGTTATTTTTGCTTATTAATAAATATTCCGTTTTTTACAATCCAAAATAGAAAGCATTATCTGCTCCATAGTATATACTACCTGTAACTGCTGTAGGAGGGGTTGAAAAAGGATGTAATACTACAACTCCCTGTTCATTTACTTTAAATTTATCTTTACCTCCTACATTTACTGCGAAATACTTTGATACTCCGTCTAATTTAAGTCTAAAAGACCCTGTAACATGTACATCTGTAGTAGCTGATGCATAAGACCCTGTTTTATTAAAGACAGAAGCATCAATAGTAGAGATAGGCTGTCCGTTTAAGGTAAAACTACCTAATACGTTTAGTGATCCTGTTAAATCTCCGGATCCACTAAGGTGAGGACTTATCTGTTTCCACTGTATTAACGCCATCTTATGCTAATTTTCCTATTAAAGTATATTCATCTGTAGAAGCAATAGAGAAACCTAGTGTATTATTAAAGGTTACAACTAAATTACCGCTTACTTCTTGGATTGTATTGATTGCATCTGTTTCAACAATCATACCGTTAATAAATACTTGGAAATTAGATTTACTTAATGCTGGGAAACCAGCAGGAGTTTCAGCTAATTGCTGTCCTGTAAAGGTTAATGTGTTAGCACCGGAGTTAACTACTGTGTTTATTGTATTACTTGTAATTACCTTCTGTAAAGATACATATGCTTTCTGTTCTGATGTCATAGACTCTTCGATTGTTGTTAAATTTAAAGTCTCACTTGCTTTATCGTAAAATCTTGCTTTTCCTTTCACGGCTTGTGTTACTGTTTGTGTTTCAATATTAGAAACCATTTCAAAACCGAAATTAACTGCTGATTTAGAGTAGAATTTATTCATACCCTTTACAGTAGCGTTTATTGAGTCAGGAACTATGTGTCCTAGTAATTTAATAGTAAAAGTAGTCTTAACTGTACGGTCAGCGCCTGCAGCTAGCTCAGTAGTCTGTGCATAACTGTCGATCATTGCTCTAAAACTGAACCTTTCTGGGTCTCCCCAGTAGGAATCTGATGCAAAGTTAATAGCTTCTACTAGTTTATTCATTTGTTCTACGTAATCTGTAAATATTATACAAGAGTACGTTATATCTACGAAGTCTGGCATAACAACGGCGTAGAATTCTTTTACTTCATCTCTATTATTTAATAAACTGAAGCGGTCATACATGTTTTTCTTAGAAAACCTCTTTTCAAAGATACCATAGTTAAGTGGATTGTTAGCATCTAACTTGTTTCCATAGCTTCTATTCTTTTCTACAGAGTCTCTCTTAAACATTATAAGGGGAGCTTGTATTTTACCGTTTTTATCTCTATAGAATCCGTCTTTCTGTACGGCAGCCCATCGTTCTGGTGAGCCATATAGTAAAGGTACTTCTTTTTTTATACCATTCTGTAATACTGTAGGTCTAATTACCTTAGTAAAGTAGTAAAATATAGTCTCATCTATGTCTTTTAGACCTAAAGAGAACTGTTTTACATCATCGTTCTTTACAGTCTTTTGTAATTCTCTTCTTTTATTATCAATAGATGGGGACTTACCTGTATTCAGTAATGGATCCACAAAACTTTGTGCAATCTCTAACTGTGTTTTAGGTATTGGTTTATTCTTAGACATCTATTATATAGTTACTTGTGTTATTCCTACCTTTTCTGCTCTTGTTAAGTGACATTTCACTATAATAGATACTGAGCTTCCGAATCTAGATCCGTATTCTGTAAAATTATAGCTACTATCTCTACCTAAGAATAGTTGATTCTCTACAACTGTGTCTACTTCGTAGTAGTTTTCATGCCAAAGTAATACATCTCCTACTTCTGGTACTATATTTGTATCTACTAAGTCTTGTCTTATAAAAGCAAATGAAGCTTCTCTTGTTAAATCTGGTCCAAAATCATCATCTGTTATTACTTGATCACCTCTAGTAATGAAACAGTTTAATTTTATTGCATTCCAGAAGGATTTTTCAAGGGCTTCACCGTATAAGTTAGCTTCTGTATCTTCTACACTGAATTTATAGTACAAGATCTCTTGCTCAATGATATCTTTGAGTAATTCTCTACCTATATTAGTGAGTAGTCCAAAGTCTCTTGTACTTCCAAATATCATTTTACCTCAATTGTTTTAGGTGCGAACTCAAACTTTGAGATTTGAGGGATTTTTTTCAGTGAAACTTGTTTTAATTTAGCAAATGCTGCTTCTGCTTGTTGTTTAGTAATAATTTTCATCTTCATTACAGCAGTATTATTAGCATCATTATGAGATACCTGTGTTACAGTAATAACCCCTGGTAAAGCTCTCATTAATTCACCTGTTTCCTGTATAGTAACATCTGGAGATATAGTAATTCTTACTAATCCCTGGTATGTATTATACTCTTCTTCAGTTAATATTTGAAGTAACTTTATCATCCTATGTAAATTAACATTGGAACACCTTGTAAGGTATCGTTTAAAAATTTAGCTTCACTTGCTTTTGCTTCTAATAAGGATGTCATATTAGTTGAAGCTAAGTTAGCCCTAAGCCCTTCTATTAACGCTGCTTTTTCTGTTCTAGCATCCTGTAATAAATCTGCTTGATTCAAAGTAGCTTCAGAACCAGGTACTGGAAGTGAAGTATACTTACCTCTAATGTAAGCTAGCATTTCTTTTGCTACTGCTGCAGCGTAGTTATATACCCAAGCTTTTGCTGGAGCATTAAAATCAGAATATACCGGGTTTGAATACGGTACGTTAGATATGTTAGTAATTATATTATTTGAGTTCGTGGAACCACCATAAGCTGATCCAGCAGAACCTCCACCTAACATTACGCCGTCGTCAATATATCTTTTATCTGAATTTTTATAGTATTCAAAAAATAATTTACCACCGTTCTTTGGAACTGGGAATAATTTTAACTGGTTACCTACTACTTCAAAAGAATAAGCCGAACGTCTTACTTGGTCGTTAAATTCAATTGCTTGAACTTTTAACATATCGAAAGATGTCGGCATTAGTAGGAAGTTTACACCTGGACTATAAGATCCAAAGTCAAAAGCATCCATCAACGACTGTATACCGGTACCAGTACCTGCATAAGGGTCAAAGTATCTTAATATAGCAGGAGGTGCTTCGTAGAATATTTTTCTAATTTCAATTCCACCTGTTATACCTTGTTGTGTTGCCCATAAGTTCAAGTCGTAAGTCTGTTGATCTGGTACTGTATCTAATGAACCAGAGTATTTTCTAACTGTACCTCCTACTCCAGCTTCTGTTCCGTAGTTCTTACTAATTTCGATCATTCTATTTAAAGAAGGTCGAACTAAAGTAGCATTTAAGTTTATAGCTGAGTTACCTCCTTGTACTGAAAGGAAGTTTTGTTGTATTTGCTGTTGGTATAATTCGTTACCGTACTGAGTAACTGCTTCTTCGAATGCTGTATAGAAAGAACCAGATGTTAATTCAACATCCATTAAAGGCCATCCTAACTTTATAGCACAGTATTTTGCTACCTTATCAGCTTCTGCGATAAACTCAGCATCTGTGTCATAAAATCCAAACGGCGTCTGCCCTGCTGCAAACTGTGATGAACCGTTCCATATCTGTATATTAGCCATTCTTCTTTATTTTATTAATAAATAGTAACTAACTCTAGTCCCTAAAGGTTTCATATACCTTTAAGACTGGTGATACTATTTCGTGTCTGTGGTTCTTTTCTAGATTAACAATTCTAAACCCAGGTACCTGCTCTTCAACTCTTGTTAAGAAAGAGAATCCAGTTTCTTTTCTAGAATGTAAATCTATCTGTGCCATGTCTCCGCAAATTACCATTTTACTTCCTTTACCTAAACGTCCAATTACGGCTTCCATTTGAGAATGAGTTACGTTCTGGGCTTCGTCAACAATAACGAAAGCATCTACAAAAGTCCTTCCCCTCATAAATGCAAATGGTACAATTTCTATCTTACCATTCTCTAAATCTCTATCTATCTTAGCCTTGTCGTAAAGCATGTATAGATTGTGATAGATTGGTGCTAACCATGGATCCATCTTCTCTTTAATATCTCCTGGTAAGAAGCCTATATCCTCCTTGGATACGGTTGGTCTGGTAATAACAATACGTTCAACATCCTTATTAAATAACATATCTAAAGCTGCTTGAGCTGCAACTAATGTCTTTCCGGAACCTGCCATACCTTTTATAACTGTTATCGGATTTTCTATAATTATAGATTTTGCTATTTTTTGCTCCTCGTTGAGCTGTATATTAAATTTAATTGGGTTTTTAGGTTTACGTTTTTCAACATATACCTCATCAGTGTGTGGTTTTGATGTCATAGATCTTTATTTAATGAAACAACTCTTTGTATATTAATAAATAGACAATAAAGACCTATATAAACAAAAAAAGAGGCCCGAAGGCCTCTCTTTATATTACTCTATCCTAGATTAGATTTGCTCTAAATCTGTGATGAAGATCTTACCATAGAATTCTGGACGGATCATTTTCTTAGCGTAACGAGTCATCAAACCTTTACGTGGAGTAAATGTTTCTGGATCGTACACTAATGGAGTCATCATCAATGGAACGTAAGGAGCGTAAACCGCACCAGCCTCCAAGAATTGACCACCACGGAAGCCCATTAAGATGGTATTTTCAGTCATGTAAGGGTTTTTGTAAACCTTGAAACGGCTGTTTAAGTTACCAACTTTCTGAACACCCATTGCAAACTCCATTTTGTCGCCGTTTGTATCAGCAGCATATCCTGGAATAGATTCTAAGATAGTTGCTACGTTAGGAGAACATACTAAGAAGTTAGCACCACCACGTAATGTCTTTTGGTGAATTTTGTTAGATACTTTTTGGATTTTAGTACCTAAAGTTTGGAACCACTGACCTTGTGTGTTGTAGAAGTCAGAAGTTGAAGTAGTCCAAGCTGAACCATTCCAAATTTTGTTGTTTTCTACAGACCATTTTTCAGTAGTACGAGCATCTTGAATCAACATGTCGATCAATTCTAAGTCGATCTCCATAGAGATATATTCGCTCAACAATGAAGTCAATTCAGCTTCAGCGTCAATGCTATGGTAAGCATTTAAGTCTTGAGCGAATTCTGGAGTCCATTGTGCTTTCAATTTACGAGTCTTAGCAACAACTGCTTCAGAACGTAATTGAACGTCGATTTCAGGGATTGTGATAGAAGTATCTACAGCAGCTGAAGAGTTAGCTTCGAAATCACCACGTGCGTTATCAACTGGTTGCTTATGGTAAACTACGTCTAAGCCAGATGTACCAGCAGAACCTGTAGCAGCAACCGCTTTAGTGATAGCTGAACCTAATACTACGAAAGATACAGTTGAAGTACCGTTAGTAGAAGTATAAGCTTTTAATGTATTTGCGTCTAAGTTAACAGAAGCAGATACTAAAGCGAAAGCACGAACACCTTTAGCGTCGAAGTTAGTTGCAGCTGGTAAAGTTGCAGTTACTACTACATAATCGCTAGGGTTAACACCGCTTTCAAATCCGATAGATGCTGAAGTTGCAGCAGAGATTGCGTAAGCTACGTCTTCTTGAGTCTTTGTGTTCAAAGAGTAAGAGAAACGACCTACACCGTAAAGACCACCTGTTGGATCAGTATCTAAAGTATCCAAAGTACCGTACATGTTATCGCCGTCACCGAATGGAGACTTAGCAGTACCGTATTTGAAATCTAAATAGAATACAAGACCTGAAGGTAAGTTCATTGGTTGAACTGATAAGAAGTCTTTTGCAGAGATCTGAGCGAATACTTTACGTACTAACGGTAAAGCAACACCAGCCCATTGTTCACCAGCACCAGCAGTAAATGTACCACCTGTACCAGTTGTGTTAGCTTCAGCAACGATTTGCTTAGCTTGGTTTTCTAGGATCATAGCCATGTTAGTCTTGTCTTTCTCTCCAGAAAGGCCTTCTAACAAGCCAGATTGGCTCCACTTATCAGCTAAACGAGCTGCATCAGCTGCTTGGCTTTTGTAAGTGTTTGAGCTTTCCAATAATGAATTAATTTCCATTTTTGTAAGATTTAATTTGTTTGTTTGTTATGTTAAATGATTCCTGCCAATTTTTGCATTCTACGAACTGCATCAGATACTTCGCTAATTACTTCTGGCTTACTTGCTGTAGTACCAGTTGCTTTGCTAGCGAAACCTCTTGATTCTTTGATAGTGCTAGTTTCTTTTTTAGTTACTAAGCTTTCAGAGATAGTTTCGAATACTAATTTTACTTCCTTAACTGTCTCAGCTTTGTCAAAGGCAGCGATGACATTCACTTGTTGAGTTTCAGTTAAATTGTTTGCTTTTAATACTTTGTTTAAGTAAAGTAATTTAGCGTTTAATAAATTAACTTCAGTTAAATCTTTCTTTAAAGATTCGATTGTTGCTAAAGCTTCATTCATTTCACCTACCATACCACCTTTGATACCACCGTATTCACCTGGTGCTGCTGGTAAGTCTTCTTCTTCTTTTTCGCCTTTTAATTCAGCTAATTTAGCTTCTAATTCAGCAATTTGTGCTTCTTTAGTTAAACCAGCCTCTTCTTCTTCTGGAGCTGGAGCGCCTTCTGCTGGAGCAGTTGCACCCATTCCTTCTAATTCTTTTAAAAGTTCTTCTAAGTCGATTTCCTCGCTGTCAGCAACATCCGCTGCTGGAGCTTCTAAATCTCCTTCTGCACCCGGCATCTCTTCGCCTGGGATTTGTTCACCTTCTGGAGCGCCAGCACCCATTTCTTGAGCGATGATGTCACGAATTAGATTTTTAAAGTCTTCAACTGATAAGTCGCTTACTTCTTTATCTTCATCGGCCTCACCTTCTTCTTCAGGAGCTGCTTCACCTTCTGGTGCTTCTTCTGCTGCTGCAGCATCGTCTTCAGATTCTTCTGAATCATCCTCTGCTGCTTCACTAAAGCCTAAGTCGCTTTCTGCTACTAATCCTTCTTCTGCTTTTACCTCTTCTTCAGAACCTTCTAGTTCTTGAAGTTTAGCGGCTAACATATCTTTTAAATGAGGAGTTAAACTCTCTTCTAAAGATTGTTTTGCATTAGCGATAGCGGCGTCACGGACAGATTTGGCTTCAGCAATCGCTTGCTTGAATAAATCTTTGTTTGCCATTTTACAATAAAATTGTTGTGATTTGTACGATTATTAGAATCGTAATAGAAATTTGTAGTGTGGGATACCGTATAAAAACGGTATATTTGTATATAAATATATACTATTTCCGAAAACAGTTAAATACTTGAAAACTTTTATATATTACGCAAAGAACTTGCTTAAGTATTCTTTTACTTCACCACCTTTTACAGCGGTTAATGCACCTTCTAAACTAGCTAAACTAATATTCTTAGCTTGTAATGCTTTTACTGCTGTAACACCTGAAGCGATTAAGAAGATTGCAACTATTATGTGAAAGATAGCATTCGAAATGTTATGAGCCTTTTTAGGATCTTTAACAAACTTGTGAACAATTGCTTCAATAGGTCTAACATATAAATGATGTAACTGATCAGCTAATTTACCCATATCTTGGAAATACTTTTCAGCTGCTGAAGGATCTTCTGGTTTTGCTCCAAAATACTGTCTTACTAACTTAGAAGCGTTTCTTCCTAGACGTGCAATTAATCCTAATATAGCTGGTAATGCTACTATAAGACTTGCTGTTGTAATCAACCCTTCTTTAGGGTCATCAGCTTTATCAAACTCTGTGTCAATACCTTTAGCTAGTGTTTTAAACTCACCACCTAAGGCTGCTGCTAGTTGATCTACTTTGTTTTGGTCTTCTAGTATAATTGTAGCTAACTTCATTACGCTCTTAATATGTCGTTTATAATACTGTCTAGTTTACTAAACTTAGAAACAGCTTGTGTACTTTCGTTTAATGAGATTGGATTCATAAATGCACCATGTGTAGATGGATTAGATACGAAATCCCAACAAACTAATTCAAAATCTGGTTGTACTTCTAAAGTACCTTCGTTTGTCTGCTGTACAGATCCTGTACCTCTAGAAGAAATACCGATAGTATGTCCTGCTTTAATAATCTCTTTTACAATGTTTCCTGATGGTGTATTAAGTAGTTCTACTCTACCCATTAGTTCATCACCTTTCCACCATAATTCTTTTATGATATGAGATGCATTCTTTAAAGATACTATAGCAGATTCTGGATGATCTAATTCACCGTAGGCGTTTCCGTTCTTAACAAACTCGGTTACATATTTATCTACTTCGCGTAAAAGTATTCGTTTGTCATAAACACGTCCGTTCTGGTTTTTAGCTCCAGCACGTTGCATAATACCTTCTACTTCGAATACTCCAGGTCTTTCCTTAGATTCTCTAAGAATAGGTCTAAAGGTTTGTACTTCTACTAATAATGCCATGCTTATTTACTTTTTATAATTTTGCCTTCTCTTAACGAAAACGTTGCTCCTCTAGAATTACTTGCTGAGTAGCCTAATTGTTCTAACTCTTCTGGAGATAAACGTCTAGACTTTGGAGTTTCTATAGCAAAATACTTAGCCATTACTGGTTTTAAATCTTCTTTAAATGCATTAGATACTGCAGGAGCCATAAAAGAGCCAATCTCTTCGTAGATACCCTCTATATTTTCTCTTGTATCTAAATACATTTTTTCAATCTTAGCAATATGTGCTGCTAATTCTGTAGCACCTTTTCTGATTCTTGCTGCTAAATCTTGATTATCTGGGTTCTCGTAATTAATGTATTGCTCTAATTTTTCTGCAGCTGCCTCATTTAGTGGCTGCTTATCTTCTAAAATATTAACAATAACTTTCTTCATAGCTTCTTTTAATTCGGCTTTCTTCATACCGTTAAAAGTATCTACTTTATTATTATCTTTAGCAACTACCATTTGGTCATGTTTATCTACTTTAGGAGATTCTTTAGCCATCAGGTTTAAGTAATGGTTACAATCTTTTTCTAAGTTAGCCATTGCTTTTTTCTTAGCTTTCTCGTACTCTTCTTCTTTCACTGTTCCTGCAGAATCAACACCCATAGCATCTAATTCGATATCTACTGCTCTTCTAATAGTCTCTGGCTTGTAGGCGTCTTCTGATTTGTTGTCATAAACTACCGCTTTTACTTCTGCAATTAAACCTCTATTCTTAAAGATTTGTACTGCATCTTCGTACCCGTTAAAACGAGTAATAAATTGAGGATATTGTCTCTGAGCATCACGTAAGAATTCAGCTTTTGTATATCTGTTTTCGTTTACAGCGTTAAACTTTTCTTGTAGCGTTTTCATTTAGATAGTCTATTAATTTTGTATTTGAAGGTCTGCTTGGGCGGCTTACTTTTTTAAAGCCTAGCTTCTTCGCATAATTCGTTGCTTTATTGTCTTTTTTTCCTCCAAAAGCAAATCGTGTTGCAAATGCATCATTCGCTCCGGGAGTATAAGTAGAACCACCAACGTTAGTTACGTTAGCTTCTTGAAGTACTTCTTGTACTAATTTTCTCAATTCACTTAGTTTCATATCGTCTCAAGTTCATGTACTAATTCATAGTACTGCATAAGGTTAACTAGATGTGTATCCCCTATTTTCTCCTTATTAGTCAAAGGTTTAATAGCTTTCCTTACCTCTTCTAGTTTAATCTTAATAACCTGATCAGATACCTTCTGAGACATTTCTTCTACTCTCTTTGCTATCTTTTCTAATTCCTCATTTACGATAGTTCTAAGACGGGTAGTTGAGTTTACAGAAGTTATAAACTCTTTTAAAATATTTTTTTGTTCCGGAAGTAAATCTTTGTAGTTGTCGTTAAACTTCTCTAACAAGATTTTAAATGTAAGTAATCTTAAATCTTTATCGTATTTTGAATACTCTTCGATTAAAGTATCTTTTACATCTTCTTCGTTTTGTATTTTTGATGTTAAGTGTTCTAAAATTGTTGTTTTATTTTCAATTAAAGAACTAGGATCAACATTCTCTGCGTTATTTTGTGTTTCTAATAAACAGTATAAAGCGGCTAATGCTTTGTAGTCTCTTACCTGAATTGCAAAGAACTCATCTACACTGTAGTGGTTTTTTATTTCTGCAATTAACTCGTACTTTTGTTTCTTAATAGCAGCTTGATCTAACTTGCGAGAGATTTCTGTTATTGTTGATAATATTGCTTCTGCTCTTAGAGGAGTTACATTATTGTTTTTTGAAATAAATTCATAGAGTTTATACTCTTTAGCTAAAGAAGACTTTCCTGCATAGAATTTTTTTAAGATACTAACTGCTGGAGAATCTTTTTTAGATAGAGTATCTGATGCGATTTGCTTAACAAGCAATTCGAATATCAACCCCGTGTTTTTATACTTTGAATGTTTTACTTTCATCTTATAGGTTTCCTATTATAAATATGCTTTATTCACCTAAATCTCTAATATTGTCTTCTTTTAGTAGATTTGATTCATCTTTCTTCTGAGTATTAAAGACCATTTCTTTTAATACTTCTTTATTTCGATGGTATATAGCCTTTGTATTAAACCCTTCCATTACGTTTTCATTATCGCTTGGGAAGCCTCCTTTCATACCATGGCTACCTAATGGATCTCGTCCTCCTAAAGGATTATCATTAGTATGGTAGATTGACATATTTGTTCTAGGACGACCACCTTCTTCTCCTGGATCAGTTAACCCTCGTGGTGGTGAAGGATGATCTTCGTAACCTGGAGGTACTGAACCTGGACCTGCTCCTGAAAGTCTATCTGTTGCTGTAGATCGTCTACCGTACATTGACGCTAGGTCATGTGGTGTACCGTAAGATCTTCCTGATTGAGCTGGATCATTACCTTCTCCTTCTATTTGAGCTAATCTAAAGTTTCTCTTAAAATCTTCTCTAATTAGTTCTCGCATCTCGTTGTACTTATCTTCTGATAAGTGGAAGATGTTATCGTAGATATAGTCTGTTGAGAATAATTTAGTATCTAGCATTTGAGCTGCTAAATCAATCTTCTCTTTCATTAAAGCAACTCTTTCTTGTTCGTAAACAATAGATGGGTTTGTTAATTTGATTTCGAAGTTAACTAGAGATTCACCAGTAAAGCCTTGAGCATACAAATGGACTAATGCAATCTTAGTTAATTCAGATTCCATAATCTTTTGTACTCTTTCTACTGTTCTAGCAAAACGAATATCTTCTGCTGCTAAGGTTGCTTTACCTTGCAATTCTCCTTCGTATCCGAAATAAGCTTTAGGTATCTTTAATGCAGCAAATAATTTATCTCTTAAGTAAACAACGTCATTTGTACCGTCGTACTCTAATCCTTTTGTAGTCTCAATACGAGTAGAAGTATCACCTCCCCTTACAGGTAAGTAGAAATCTTCCATCATATTCTGAAGGTTGAATCGTAAGTTATATTGACCATCTTGACCCATGTAAGGAGTCTTTTTCATAGTGTTGATAGTCTTTTGCATAAACTGTTCAACCTCTGCTGGTGGTATTTGACCTACATTAATATAGAACATTCTCTTTTCTGGAGCTCTCATGATACGGTGAATTAACATCGCATCTTCCATTAAAGTTAATTGTTTAAAAATCTTACGAGCTGGTTCTAAGTATGAACGGCCATAAGGTAGGTAATTTGTGTCTGATATTAATCTAAAGTGAGCTACTTCGTAGTTATCTAGTTCAATAATCTTCTTATTTGTATTCGGAGTATAGTTTGGACTTTGTGAAGTCGCTAAACCGTCTAAGTCGATTTGGAAGGTTACTTTTGTAGGATTTTCAATATCCTGCCCTTCATGTCGAGAAACGTGGTAAACTGTATAAGGTAGTATATTATATACTCCTAATCCGTCTGCAATCTCTAACTTCAAAAAGAAGTCTCCGTACTTAACCATGTTACGAGTCCATGACCATAAGTTAAATTCAATGTTTAACACATCGTAAAATAAATTATAAAGTACTCGTTGAATATTCTCGTCAGAAGATCTAATAGCTAAGACTTCACCAAAATCGTTTTTTACGGTTGCTTCATCAGCTATAATGTCTAATGCAGAAGCTAAGATTGGATCTGTGTCCATTGCTTCATAATCTGAATAGAGCTGAATTCTTAGTGTCTGAAAGTTTAGATTGGGGTTGAATATATTTCTATTGTTATAGATATATAATCTACTAAACCTATCTATAAGAGAGTTAGTCTGGTACTTACCGGTTGTCTGTATTTGATTAGGATCAACTACTTTTAATTCATCACCACCAACGTTACGTATAATAACGTCTGTAGCAAAGAGTCGCTGTAGTCTACTAAATAAGCCTTTATCTGCCATTTAATTAAAATGTCTTTAGTTATAAATAGATTCGTTTAAAATAACCAGCTGATATCTTCTTTCTGCTGGCCACCCATGTCTATAAGATACGGATTATTTCGGTGGGATCCAACTGTTGATATAACAGCTTGGTTTTTTGCATTAAGGTTTCCAAAAGAGGAAAGCTGTGCTCTAGCTAAGTCAAGACCTTGTTGTCTTAGTCTTAATGCGGTATCTCTTACATACAGTGAGGTTGCGAAGGCCATCACTAAATCGTCATTATAATTTGTTTGAGCTTGTGCTTTTCCGTTCTTCCATACAAACACTCGCATTTCGTGTAATAATCTTTTAGATTGTACCGTAACTGCTTTTTCCCTAATATACTCAGTCATCTTAGCAACCACTAAAGGACGGGTTCTCATTGACATTGTAAAGCCGGGAACGAGTTTTTCTCTTTCGTACTTGGACATATAAGATTCAACTGTATCCATGTTGGAAGTTGAACTATAATATATATTTTTATATTCTCTTTCTAGTATCTGTTCTATAGTAGACCACCCTATATTTGCGTTTTCTACTACTAAAAGTGCATCGTTATACTCAGAAGCAATACCTACAAGAACGTTTCCAAATTCTTTTGGAGATAACTTTCCTTTGTATTCTGCTACCTGCACACAACTTTCTATATCCATTACGTGAAACGTAGAATAGTCAGTAGAGTCGCCTCTAGATACGTCGGCTGTAACCATATAAGATTTTGAGTAATCAGGACTTTCCCACACCCATAAATTACCGTCAACTCCTCTTTTTTCTGCTGGATCTTTCTGATAAGTTTCTTCATAAAATATTAAATCTTCTGGTTCAAATACGGTTTCACCTGATGATAAGAAGTCACAATCACACTCTTGTGCAGCCATTCGAGGACCTAAGTCTCTATCTTGTTGATCTCTCCAGGTTTGATTTCTTTCAGGGTGGACAGTCCAAGGTAGTTTGATAGGTATAAATGAATTTTCTGCTGTTTCTGCTTTAGCATACGTAGAATGGAACCAGTTACCAATACCATTAGGAGTTGATAAGGCCATACATTGACCTCCGGTTGCTAGGGTTTGTTGTGCAGCTGTAAAGGTTTCTTCAATGTTATCGATAAAAGCAGCCTCATCTATTAAAAGTAGAGATACCGCCTCTGAACGAGCAGCATCTGAGTTACTTGATTTAGCTTGAATTTTTGATCCGTTTTTTAATCTCAATGATAATTTATTCTTCTCTACTGCTTGCAACCGTAACCACTTAGGTAACTGTTCGTACATAAATTGCACCTTTGTTACCAGGTTTCTAGCTGTTGCCTGTGTAGTTGCTAAGGCTAATACGTTCTTATCTTTATGAAAGATCATTAACCATAAAGAGTAGCCAGCTGCTAAGGTTGATATACCAAGCTGTCTAGACTTTAAAGTAATAAGAAATTGATTATCTCTAAATAAATGTAGTACTTTCTCCTGAAATGGGTAAAGATTAAAAAGAATTCTACCTCGGGTAGGATGCTGAATATAGCAATACTTCTTCATGAAGTATGCTGGATCTTTAGCACATTTGATATACTCTTGTGCTATTATGTTTTTAATATCTTGCGACATAACTAATTAATTATATCTCAATCCCGCGAATCTTATCTAAGGTTCCGAATCTAGATTGAGTTGAGTTACTTCCTTCTTTTTTCGTAAATATACGACGTAGTATTATACCGTTTATATCTTGTTGTGAGTTTGTAAAGAAAAAATCTCCATCTCTCTTTCTTATATGAGCATAAAGACTACTACCGTGTTCCTCAATAAAAGTATCAATAGGTATAAACTTTCCGTTTTTGAAATTAACCGTGTTACCTTCTATTTCAAACTTAACTTCCATATCTCCCTTGTAGTAATACTCTATAGGTCCACCCATTGGTATTGTACCTTGTATGATAGGCTTTATCAGTTCTTTTGGTATTTTTCTAGATACATCTGGTATAAGTTTATTACCAGCTAAATTTACTCCTTCTAAGTTATTTGCTTCAACTCTATCTTGATAGAACTGGTAAGCATCTTCATAGAAGTCTGTTAACCATTCTCTAATTTCAGAGTTAGTTATAGCCATAGCGGTCATTCCTTTAACTCCTCCGCCTGCTAATGTAGGTGCTTCGTTACCCTTAGCCGAGACTTTAATATCTTGTCCTTTCACTTTTAGAATAACATCTGCATAAGGTTCACTACCAAACTCATTTAATCCATCTACCTTAGTTGCAGCTTGTACTCCGTTAATTTCTACTCCGTTTGTACCTTTCAAAGTCTTAACTCCTGGTACTGCATTTATAGCGTCGATTAGTCCATGCTCTTGTCTTTCTGTTGTAGCAACTTTACTACCTCCAGAGCCTCCAAATTCTCTCGTCTTTTCTAATGCACTAAAGCTAACATCATTCCCGTCTTGATCTTTAAAAAAAGGGAACTGATTTATACGAGTGCCGCCAATCTTTTTAATTGCATCTACTTCCATTGAATGGAATAAAGGAGCATAAGAATCATCAGCGTATGTTAATACACTTTGACTTCCATCTTTAAATTGAAATGGTGATTTGTTTTCTATTTTATTATCTATTGCCTGTAATCGGCTATATTTCCTACTTGCATCACTAAAGTCATTCCATTTAAGAACTCCTTCATCTAATCTAAATCCAAATAACGATTCAAATAGATCCATATCTTTTTCATTAGACATGTCAGGGTATCCTTTTTCACATCTAAAAGACCATTCTAGTATTGCTTTTTCTACTAAATTCATTTATTTTGGTTCTTCTGCCGGTTCCTGAAATTCAACGTCTTCTCCTCCTAGATCAGCTCCTCCTTCTTCTCCTTCTCCACCTTCTGGTGCTGGTGCTTCTTCTGCTCCGCCGCCTTCTCCGCCTGGGAAATCACCTCCGGTAGTACCACCACCGCCGCTTGATCCATCATCTTCTCCACCTTCACCTGGTTCTCCACCTGTGTTAGGTCCGTACTTAAGTAGTTCGTTTAATTTATCTAAAGCTTGTTCGAAATCTGCAAGCTTATTAATGTAGTAACGTTTTCCTTGAATTTGTGCTTCAAATCCTTTACCAGTCCACTTTAATATAAAGTTTTGTTTGTTTTTTAATTCAACTCTAAAAGTAGAAGGACGAGGTGCTACCCATAGAATTTCTTCTACGAATTCACCATATTGATTTGTAAGTAAAGATTCTACAGCTTGCTTTAGACTAGGAAATTTACCTAGCATTTTATCTGTAGCAGTTTCTAATACTGTTTCTTCTCCTGCCTTATCTAATGGCTTCTCATCTGTTTTCTCTTCAGGCTTCTTTGCAGGTTCTTCTTTAGGTTCTTCTTCTTTAATTAACTCTGCTAAAGACTTATCTTCTAGAATTGATTCATTCATAGAACGTCTTTGCTTCATCATAGCATATTGACCCGGGTATTCAGTTCTTAAGAAATGACGAAGAGCATTGAAAGTCTTACTTACAACTTCAAATACTTGTCTTGCTTTTTCATCTTTACGAATATCATCAATATGCATCAACTCTTTTGTTGAATCAACTGCAGATGATAAATTACGGAATAAATTTTCAAAACTAGGTAATTGAATTATCTTATGTCTAATTCCTCCAGTCTCTTGATTTACAAGATCTGTTTTAAAATATGTAGATAAATCTTTATTAAAAAAGTCTTCATCTTTTATAGGACCGTATTTATCTTCTATTGATTTTAAAAAATCCTTAGGTAGGTCTTTTGGTTTTACTGTGTTACCTTCTTCGTTCTCGTCTAGTTTTTCTAATTCGTTTGGTGAATGTTTATGTATTTTACCGCTCGGTAATTCAATACCGTAGTACTTTTCATCATCAGCACCGTGTTCTTTATCTAAAGATTTTACAACTCCGGTTCCGCCATGAGACATTTTTACTTTATCACCTATCTTAAAATGAGATTCGTTTTTTTCAGACTTTACTTTTTTAATATAAGCATCATCACCATGAGGTGATAATCCTTCTTTAAAAGGTCTTGGACAAGGTGTTCCTTTGACATGAGTATGTCCGCATCTTCCGCAAAGTGTAGCTTTCTTTTCAGCTAATACTTCGAAATAAGCTTCTTCAATAAGTTCTCTAAATTCAGCTTTATTCATTATCTTTTTATTATTTGAAGAATTTTTCAAGAGCTTCAATTTTATCATTGGCATCAACTAACATAGTTAATGCTTCTTCTGCATTTTTATAATAATCACCTGTGGAATGATCTCCAATACCTACTGGATGTTCAGAGAGCAAATTCAAAGTCAATAATGCTTTTGATTTTTCTGCAAGTGCAGATGTCATTAACATGTCAAATAATTCCTTTTTCATTGTGTACTATTTTAATATCCTTGGCGCTTGATAGAAGCATTTACGAAGTTAACTGCGTGTTGCATTGGTATATCCCAAATCTTAGATAGCTTCTTTAAGAAGTTTAATACCATTGCATCTCCTTCAGGATTAACTCCTCCTTCTGATATCCCTTTTCCGCTACTTACAATTTTAGCATTTTTTAAGATTGCAGTAAACTGAGGTGTTCCACCTTCGTAGAATTCAGGTAATGGATTTAATTGATCATCTACATGCTGTAGAACTACTATACCTCTATTTCCTATTTGACATTCAAATTTATGTCCTCTAAATTCTATAATATCTCCAATACTGTATGCTTTACCTGTGATGTCAACTGCAGTATCATTACCGTCTTCTTCTTTTTTCAAGCTCTTTTCTTTAGCCATCATATTTTGAACCTTATCGATAGTTTCCATATCTTTAGGTGTCATTTTCATCTTACGAGTAAACTCTTTAGTTTTTGGATCTTGTACTAATTCAGTTTCATGCTTAGCTTCATCCATATCAACATTAGTGTCAACTACCTCAATATTTTGAGTACCAAAATCCATTTGTAAATCATAAGCAAGTTCTGGATTTGTAAGGTAGTATGCATCTGATCCATCCATCTCTACAGCTTTTCTGTAAGCTGGGTTATCGTGGATAATTTCTAACGCTCTTTTTGCATCTCTAATAGATACTTTAATATAATATGTACCTTCTGGTGCTTCAGCTAGTTTTGTACCGGCTTGAGCTTTCTTCATAGCGTACATCTTATTTCTAGCTGCATCTCTTTCTGCTGGCATCTTTGCAGTATCGTTAGCTATTGTCTCTAAGTCTGCAACAGATTCTGGAGCACCTTCGCTAAACATCTTTTGGAATCCTGCAAATTTCTCCGGGAAGTATGCTCTATAATAAGCTCTTTTAGCATGGTCAATTAAACCCTCTCTATCTGTTTGATATTCTTCCCACTCGTCCCAATAAAAATCAACTGCTTCTTCTACTGCTGATTCAAATGCACTATCAAAAGGCATTGGCATATTTTCTGGTTCTCCTAAGTCCTTATGAATACTTCTATTCATTGCTCCTTGATCTGAACTACCCCAGTCTTCTTTTAATACAGCTTTCTTAATAGCTTTATCTTTTACTCCTTTATATTCAGCTTCTGGTGATTCAACATCACCATCTTTATCAAAATCTTTTTTAGCTTTAGCTGCTTCTGTTTTTCCAGTAGCTTTCTTAATAGCCTTATCTTTTACGCCTTTGTATTCTTGTTCAGGCTTTTCTATCTTTCCGTCTTTATCGTAATCCTTACCCTCATTGTATTGGCAGTAGTGCATACTAACAACTGTGTAATCTCCTTCGTCGTTATACTTACGACATTCTCCTCCTACCTTTCTGTAGTGGTGTTCGTATTCATTTACACTAGTATCTAATTCCTGATCTGCTCCTGTTCCGGCAACAGCTGCGTCTAACTCAGCTTCTAATTTTTTCTTTTCTGCTGTTAAAGCCTTTAACTCAGGTACTACAGATTGATCACCACCTTTGTACTTAGCTGCAAGAGCTTTCATCTTAGCGACAATCTCTCCATGTTTTTTCTGTATGCTTCCTACTGATGCTTCATTCGTTGGAGATTCACTTATTCTATTTTTTTCGTGATATGATTTATACAAAGCTTCTGCTTGTTCTCCCTGTCCGGCATCTTTTAACTTAGTTATTAAGTTGTGTATGTTTTGAGCTTGTTCGCTACCGCGTTTATACCATCTATGGTCATCTGACATCATATAGTACCAGTCGTGAGATTTCAAAGCTTGTTCTAATTGAGCCATCAAATCATCTTGACCGCCTTCTGCTTCTTGCATATTTCCGTCTAACTTAGCCCATACTTTTAATATGTTTGCTTTTAAAACATCTTTATTTACAAATGGCTCTCCAGCTCCTTTCATACCTACTTGTCCGATTTTCTCAGTAAAAGTAAAGTCTGATAGTACAATATTTCTATCTTGATCTACATGGAAAGAGAATTCATCTTCTTTTCCGTCTTTGTATTCGAAGTAAACATCGAAAGCCATTGGCTCTAATCTTAAGATCTTTCCAGATGCAATTTCAAGACCGTCTTCTTTTAACGCCATTGCTACTGCTTTAGCTACATCTTTTGAGATTGCTTTTGTTTGTTCTAAATCAAATTCAAGCCCTTCTTCTGCTTCTTTAATTTTTTTAGTATCAAGAGGCTCTCCTTTTTTATGAAGTTGTACTTGAACGCCTTTTTCAGCTAATTCCTTAGCTTTATTTTCATCGTCAGTATGTATTACACCTTTATCCATTTCTGTAAGTATGTTTAATTTGTTTTCTAAAGTTTCTCTTAAAGAAATGAGTTGTGCTTTTTGCTTTTCGTACTGAGGTGTTGATGCCTGTTTCTTTTCCTGAACCTGTAAAGCTTCTAAAGCTTGTTGTACTTTTTCTAATCGTACTTTTACTTCTTGAAAAGTTAACATCTTTATAGGTTCTTTCATTTCCTGTAGAGTGTATTATTAATATATAAATAAATAGGTAGGGTTTCTACTTGATCTTAATACAGATATCTTTACCGTCTTTTGTCCCGCCATATCTATATCCATCCCAACAAGCCTTTCCATCAGCACCTTTCTTTTTTGCTTCTAATGCTAATTGTTGAGGATCAGGCTGTCCTTCTAATTCATGGTAACCTGTATTGGCTTGATTGATAAAGTTTTGAGATTGAGATATGTGATCTTGAATCCAACCAGGAACGTCTTTTTCTTCTGGTCCGATTTTATACATTAACTCACCTGCATTCTTTATAATATCTTGTAGTTGATTTATAGCCATAGAAACTTCGTGATCTTGTTCTTCTTTTTGTACTTTAGAAGTTCTAATCACCTCTCGTATAGCTTGTGTTAATTCTGATGTTTTCATTTACAATGGTAGTTTAAGTATCTCTGAAGTGCTTTTGCAAAATGGGTTCCTTTATCTTCTAGCTTTGCTTTTTCAGCTCTAACTTTAGAACAAGATAAAGAACCTAATCTTTTTTTAAGAATACCTGGTTTAACTGGATCGTCTATTCCTTCCATTAACATCTCCATTAGGTGTGAGATGTCTACAATCCATATTTTAGGATCAACTCCGTTTTTTACAAGTCCGGCTAATCTTGTATTACCTGCTACTAGGTCATAATCTGTATCGCTAAATTTAACAGCGATAGACATTTCTATAACTCCCTTTTCAAATGCTTGATGAAATCTTTCTCTTTTTGCTTTTCGTAGTCTGTCGAATCTTAAGTCTACGTTACCTAGGACTTTTCTAATTTTTGAAAACGATTCTGGTTTGCCTTGATTGGCTATTTTTATCCACTCTTCTTTTCCCATATCTTCAAATTCAGGATATCTAAGAGCTTCTTCCCATTCGTTAGCGAAATTAGGTTTTGTGTACTGTATATCTTTTACTTCGAGTATAATGTCAATCAGTTTCATATTACTTGTGGCTTTGTAGCATTTCAAATACTAATGCAGCTAGTGCTGAAAATATAATCCAAAGAGCTTTTGTTACTCCGTTTTTCCATTTTTTTAACTCTTCTAATTCTTGCATATTTCTTTGATATTCTTTTTCATTAGATTGAAGAGTTAGTCGGAACTCTGTGTTTTTATTTGTCTTAACCACAAGTCCATCTTCAGGATTTAGAAGCATATATTTCAGTTCAGATAGATCATCTTTCACGTCTTTCATATCCTCCAACATTATCTTCAACTCACCATTAGGCATATGTGTTTTTATATGCTTAAGTTCTGATAATATCTCGTCTAATGCTGTTTTCTCTACTGCCATATATTTTAGAATTATAAAAAAGTTACTTATAAATAGTTAACTATCTATATTACTCTTCAAGTGCTTTAGGTATTCTTGTAGTTTATCTAAAACCTCTTTTTTAAATTTAGTATTATTATTCTTCCAATCTTCTACGTCTCCTTGTTCAGTTACAAAAGTATCTGTTTCATTTAGAGATTCTAATACCCAAGCTTCTATATCTGCTGCAAAAGTAATCATATTACCTTGTAGCATTTTCTTAGCATAAGCCTCATAGAGACCTACTTTCTTTAGAGTATCTTCGTATTTTATTGTACAATCAAAACAAACCTTATGTAAGGTATACATTCTTTTATGCAGGTGATGTTCCATTGACCCACTACATTGAGGACATCTAAGAGGGACTCTTACAGCTTTTTTTGCAGCATCTAACTTAGTTACATTCTGCTTAATACCGTTTTTAATAGTCCACTGCTTTCCTACTTCCTCCCATATATCACCTTCTTTATGACGTTTGGTTTCTTTTTCATAACCTACACTTGACTTAGTTTTAGCAGTATAATCTTTATTTACTAAATTCCTAACTCTCTGTACATCACTTTGTTTAAATTCTTTTTTAAGTAAACTATCACTCATAACCAAGTTCTTTTAATTTAGCTAGTACCGGTGCTATATTACCGTGAAGACATCTAATAGCGATTCCGCCTGATGCTTCCCATTGTTCTATATTTGATTTCTTATCGTCAATTAAAATTGCATTCTCATTTGCATATCGTTGCTTGTCTGCTGAGTAAGCAAAGATAACTTTAGGCTTAGGTGATAAGTTATTCTTTACCCATAAGTTTTTTCCTAATCTTGAGTTATCATGTCTTGATGGTGAACTAAGAATAGATGGTTCATACTTAGAAATAAAATTCCAAAGCTCTCTACCTCCATTCATCCACTTCATTCCTACCCAAAACTTAATACCTACTTTATTGTCTATTAGTTCCCAGAAGCCAGCAGCGCCATGTTTTGCTTCATACTGATCTGGTTTCATTCCTGAATAGTGTTCAAATCTTTCTTCAAAGTCTGTTAATACACCATCCATGTCGCAGTATATTTTATACTGTGGTTTTTCTTTTTCTACTTCTAGTAATTCGAATAAACTTTTCATAACCTTTATTTTTTATTTTTTTGGGAATCTTCCCAGTTTCTAAATACCATATTACCTTTTAGGTATGCTTCTTCTTCTAATGCTGCTAATTCTTTATCTGCGTTTGTATCTGTTGTACCTCTGTTACCTAATCTACCTTGTAGATTTTGCATGTGGTGTACCATTTCATGAGAAAAAGATCTTGTAACATCTTTAGGATGTCTACCTGCTACATATAGTACAATTTCTTTATCTGCAGGATTGTAGTAAGCTGTCTTACCAAAAAAGTTTTCTGCTTCAGCTAAATCTCTACGTATTTTGACTTCCGGTAGAGGTTCTACTTGCATACCCTCTCTTATCATATACTCTAAAAGTCCTGCAAAATGTTCACCGTAGTCGTAATTCGCAGGCATATCAGATGTATTATAAGGGCTCTCTCCTTTTAATTTTACTACAATTCGATCACCGTTTAATTCAGCTTCAAATCTATCATCTATAATACCTTGTATAGCTTTTAGTTGATCTCCTAAATAATCTCGATCTTGAGAAGTGACTGTAGCTGTGTTTTGTAAAGGTATACCGGATGAGTTTTCTGTAATTGTATCTTCATCAAACCAACCTGAGTATATATCCTCTATCTTTTCAGCTATCATTTCAGCTATAATTCCTTGTTTTAACATTTCTACTATTTTTAAGATCTCTTGTCTTGATAATTCTTTTGGAAAGAAATCTAAGACATCGTCGAGACTTCCGTTTAAAATTGCGTCTCTAAAACCAGTTGCTCTTACGTTTGAATTTTCTCCACCGCTTACTGCTAATCCCTGTACATTATCTAACCCTTTGAATGCACTTACTCTTCTTAAGTCTACGTAATCCTCTGAAGATCTAACTCCTGTTACAGCGTAAAACTTCTCAGTAGGTCTATTCTTAGCATGACTTCTAGCTACAAGCATTGGATTGGCATCTGCTACAATTACCTCTACATTTCCAGGTAAGTATTTTTTATAGATATCCCATACTGCTTTAGAATCTTCTCTATCTATACCGTTACGAACACTACTACCGATATAAATCATTACCCTGTCAATCTTTTCTATCTTTTCAGCTTTTCCTTTAAGTAACTGATCTGCTGCATCTTCACTTGACTCTAAGTCATATGTTCTTGCTTGAGCTGTCCCGTTTATTAAAGATTTTACTAAATCAAAATGACCTCTATGTGGTGGTTTGAATGCTCCTGGGTATAATATTACTGCCATTATGCTAAAAAGTTTTGTACTCTTTGATCAATTTCTGCTACTGTAGAACCTTTTAATTGTTCTGTAAACTTAGCGTTATGGATCATATCGGCAATATTATCTAATACTTCTTTATTTTTTTCATCAGCTTTTTGACGAACACTGGTAATAGAACTAACCTTCTTTTTCATCTTATCATCTCCAGGTCCTGTTCCATTCTTCTCATAAAAGCCCATCCAGTACTTCTTTAACTGCTTATCCATAGACTCGTCTTCTCTATTATAGTCTATATTAGCTGTTTCTTTTCTATAAGCATCGGCTGCATTTTTATCTTCGATATCATATGGCTTTCTAAAAGTAGAAATAAATCCTTCAGCACCCCCGTGATCTTCCATATACTTTGCTAAGTAGTCTGAAATTCCATTAGATCCATTTCTTGCTGCTACGTTAAATTCTTTTATCTCTTTATCGTATTTACCGCCTCTATCGTTAGCAAATAACATAAAGTTATCTCCTAATAATCCTTTATAATAGCCAATTTGTTGATATACATCTCTCCAAGTTGAAAAAACAGCTGTCTTTGGTATCTGTCTTTCTCTTTCAAAATTTGAAATAAAGGAAATTAAAGGGTGCGTATACACCATTACCATAAAAACTTCATAGCCTTTAACTATAAGGTCTTGTACTTTCTTAGAATTAGAAGCTGTAGTATCCCATATAAAGTTTTCTTTATTTTGCGACGCATCTTCTACGTCTTGGTTTACTTGATTAGCTGCTGCTGAAAGATTGCCGTAGTATGGATGTTCTTTATCTTCTACGTATTTATCTGGGTTGTAAATAGTTAACCCTCCTAAATCTAATTGATTAAGAAGGTAACTTTTACCTGCACCAGCACCTCCAGCCATAATAACGGCTTTTGGCTTGGCTTTAGCTTCTAATATTAGTTGTGAGAGTTTCATTTATGTTTACTTCTTTCCTTATAAATATCAAAGTTTTATACTAGTCGGGTAAGCTGTATAAATTGGTTCAGTTGTTGGATTCTCTAACTCGTACAGCTTATATACAGTCTTAAATAAGTCAAAATTATAGTCAATTTCATCTACTACTTTAATCTGCCAGCCATTACCTTGGTATACTCCTTCTTTTTTAGAAGCACTTCTAGTATTTGCTTTTAACCAAAGTACCCCTGTTCTTTGAATGTCTACATTCTTACATTCTTTAAATCCTTTTGCATAAGCTGCTAATTGTAAATCATAGCTTTTATGTAATGCATTAGATGTCTTAATATCTAGTAGCCAAGTTTCTCCACCCATCTCTACGACAAGATCGGCAGTACCTGCATACTTATGTTCATCTGAAAATACGAATTGTTCTGTAGAGATTAATTTAGGTTTATAAGTTGTCCAGAACTCATGAAACTTTAAAATCATTTCCCATACTATTTGAGAATATCTTGCATTTCCGTAATCATCCATCCAGCTAATCTCTCCTCCTTCTACTAGAATCTCAATAGCTTTATGAAC